AAGATTTTAACGACTATGAAATAGTTAGAAATAGAGATACTGTTATGCTAGATAGATTAGAAACTTTCATAAGGGATAACGATTTAGAAATGCCTGACTTAGAAGAAATTAAAAAACATTATAAAATAATAGAATAGAAATGAAACATATAAAGCCCTATAAGATATTCGAGAGCAATGGGTCCAACTTCCCAACTACAAGAGAAGAAGTTATGGAAGTGTGTGAAAAGTATGAAATAGAAAACTACACTATTAATGATGATTTAAGTATTGATGTTGATGGTGGTGTTAATCTAAACAATAGGGGCTTAAAATATTTACCTCTTAGATTCAATTATGTGAGTGGTTATTTGAGTTGTTATTATAACAATTTAGTGTCATTAGAAGGTTGTCCACAAAAATTAGGGAGTTATTTTGATTGTTCTGGGAATGAATTAGAAACATTAAAAGGTTGTCCACGAACAGTAGAATATGACTTTGATTGTTCTGATAACAACTTAGTATCATTGGAGGGATGTCCACAAACAGTAAGTATTGACTTTAATTGTTCTGAGAATGAATTAAAGACATTAAAAGGTTGTCCACAAACAGTAGGACATGACTTTGATTGTTCTAATAATAATTTAGAAACATTGGCAGAGTGTCCAAAAACACTAGGTGGTGATTTTTATTGTTCTGATAATAATTTAGTATCATTGGCAGGGTGTGCAAAAACAGTAGGTGGTGATTTTAATTGCTATCAGAATAAATTAGAAACATTGAAAGGTTGTCCACAAACAGTAGGTGGTGATTTTAACTGTTCTAAAAATTATTTAGTATCATTAAAAGGTTGTCCACAAACAGTAGGTGGGTATTTTAATTGCTCTAATAACAACTTATTGTCATTAGAAGGATGTCCACAAACAGTAAATAGTCATTTTCATTGCTTTAATAACCATCTAATATCATTAGAGGGATGTCCACAAACAGTAAATGGTGATTTTAATTGTTCTTATAATGAATTGAGAGATTTGGAATACTTCCCAGAAGTAAGTGGTGGTATAAATATAGAAGAAAATACAGTATATATCTTAGTGTATACCTTTATTGGAAATGCTGATAGCTTTATGATAGAAGACTTCGTAGACTATGAAATAGTTAGAAACAGGGATACCGTTATGTTAGACAGATTACAAACATTCATAAGGGATAATGATTTAGAAATGCCAGACTTAGAAAAAATTAAGGAACACTATAAAATAATAGAATAGAAATGAAACATATAAAACCTTATAAAATATTCGAGAGTAATGAGCCTAACTTTCCAACTACAAAGGCAGAAGTTATAAAAGTGTGTGAAAAGTATGGAATAAAGAACTATACTATTAATGATGATTTGAGTATCGATGTTGATGGTGGTGTTATTTTAGAAAATTTCTTTATAGAATATTTACCTCTTAGATTTGATTATGTGAGTGGTGGTTTTAATTGTTCTGATAATATGTTAGTATCATTAAAAGGTTGTCCACAAACAGTAGGTGGGTATTTTAATTGCTCTAATAACAACTTATTGTCATTAGAAGGTTGTCCACAAACAGTAGGTGAAAATTTTTATTGTTATAGAAATGAATTAAAAGACTTAGAACATTTCCCAGAAGTAAATGGAACTATAAATATAGAGAAAAACACAGTATATCTATTAGTATATACATTTATAAAAAATGCTGATAGTTTTCTTATAGAGGATTTTATAGACTATGAAATAGTTAGAAACAGAGATACTGTTATGTTAGATAGACTTCAAACCTTTATTAGAGACAATAATCTAGAGATACCTAACTTAGAAAAAATTAAGGAACATTATAAAATAATTGAATAGATATATAAACACTATATGTAACTTTGTGTGTTTCGTAAAATCTAATATTTATATATAAGGATATGATTAAAGAAACGATTCATAACTTTGACCAATTTGTTAATAAGAACTATCTAAAAAGTGATGCAATTGGATATAGAGTTGGTAAATATCTATACCACGTAACACCAAAAAGGAATTTAAGTATAATAAAAAAGAATGGATTTATACCAAAAGATGGTATTTCTATAAATGGTGTCTCATTCGAAAATAGATTATATTTTGCAACATCGTTAATAGCATCATATGATTTATCAGTAAATTTTGGCTCATATAGAGATAGTGAGGAATATATTATTGTGAAAGTGGGATCAAAATGTGTTGATAATGGCTATAATAAAGATCCTTTATTTTTACATGGGATTTATATAGACTATTCAGTGAATAACAGCTATATTGTTGATATCATAGAAGCCGATGATTTATTTGATAAATTTAGTGATGATGATATTGAAAGCTTGTACTTATAATAGTGCTTGTAAGTTCTTTTCTATAATAATTCTAATTATAAAACAAAATACTATTTTTATTTGTATATTTGTCAAAATAAAATGAATAGCTATGTGGAATATTATCCCAGAATCAGTAAAAGACATACATAAAATATTTAAAAGCAACAATAAAAAGTTATATGTTGTTGGGGGTGCAGTTAGAGACTTTATAACAGGAGATGTGCCTAAAGACTTTGATTTAGCAACTGATGCACTACCAGATGAGGTAGTTGATATATTAGGTAATGGATATAGAACCAATTTACAAGGTAAAGCGTTTGGTGTAGTAGTTGTTTATACAAAAGATGAGCCAATGGGTATGGAGATTGCTACATTTAGATCTGATTTGACTAAGGGTAGAAATCCAAAGGTTAAATTAGGAGTTACCATAAAAGATGATGTTAAGAGGCGAGACCTTAGTATAAATGGTCTGTTCTTTGATTTGGATACTAGAGGAATTATAGATTTAGTTGGTGGTATATCAGATTTAAAGAGTAAAATTATTAAAACTGTAGGTATCCCTTCTGAAAGGTTTAGTGAAGATTCGCTCAGAATACTTAGGGCATTTAGGTTTGCTACTAGATATAATTCTGAACTGCATAGTAGTGTAAAATCTGCTATAAAAATAAATAATAGTTTAGAAAACCTAGATCCAGATACCAATAAAATGAAGCGAATATCTCAAGAGCGTATATGGGAAGAGATGGAAAAATCATTTAAACAAGCAAAAAATTATAACGAATATTTAAATTTATTTACTGAGTTTGATATGTGGGATGAGATATTTCCAGGTGCTTCGATAAATACATCTTTAGTCATATCTGATAAGATAGAGATAATAATGGCTAATCTTTTCAAGTCAGAATCCTTTAATAATGCTAAAGAGATAGAAAAAAGATTAGTACAAGACTACAAGATACCAAATGACTTAGCATCAACTATAGTGTTTCTGAATAGATTATTAGCATTTAATGTAGATTTAGTGTTTGATATATACAAGAAGAGAGAACAACTTGGTATAAGTGATGATATCTTACATGAGTGGTTATCGGTCAATAAAGGTGCTGATGAGGTATTATTTAAATTTATCGACTACAAACCTTCTATTAGTTCAGAGAAGTTAATGAGCCAAGGTTTTAGTGGTAGAGACTTAGGTATTGAAATAAGAAAAAAAGAGAGTGAAGCTTTTAAAAAATAACAAACACAATGACACATTATTTGACACATATTAAAGACACATTAGGAAATTATTATATAGGTGTAAAAATACCTAGTGGTTATCTAACCAAATTCCTAGAAGATATGAAATCATTTCTATCAGAGGATGACTATTCTAAATATACTTCATATAAGAATAATAGGGATAATGGTGAATACCATATTAATGTTATAAATGCAATTGACTATGGTAAACTAGTTAAGAGTATGGGTGGTGATAAATTTGTACAATCCTTAGAAAAGGTTTTTAGCTATCCAATTGATGATTTAAAAATGCTCGGTGTTGGTACTGCAAGTAGGGATGAAAATAGAACATTTTTTGTTGTTTGTGACTCAGATAAACTAGAAGCTGTTAGAAATAGATATTCGTTAGAAGATATAGATTTCCACATCACTATAGGCTTCAAGTATAAAGATGTATTTGGTGTTAGTAAAAATAAAGTTTTAGATAAAACTAGCAAATTTTTAAAACTTATAGGAGAAGAATACTATAATGATGGGAATTGGAATTTCATAAAAAGAATATCCAATTTTGATTTAGAAAAAGATGAGGAACTAATCCCAGTTGATATGACAAATACTCTGATAACATTCAAATATAAGGGATATTTTATAAGTATTGGATTAGTTAATGATGAATTATATATAGTATCTCAATATACTATTGATAAAGATTGTGTTAGAATGTCTCAAACAAAAATAAAAGAATTTATAAACAAACAAACTTATAAATAAAAAAAGATTAAATATATGAACATATTCAAGTATTATAGCTTAGATGAGGTAAAGAATAAAGAGAAAGTTTTAAATAAGCTAGATACACTAGAGGAAGAAGGAAAAATAGAATTTTTTCTTGATGGTGATATAATAGAAATAGATGATATTGATTTGGATATTGTTGAAACTAAAAACCTAATAAAATTACTTGATGATAATGATGTATTCCCTTATTTAGATAGAGAAGATGAGGATTCTGGTAGTTATTTCGATGAAGATTTCTTTGAAGACGATTACTAGCATTGTGTATTTAATATATAATGTATGAAAAAATTTAGCCAAATAACAGAATCAGAAGATAAAGAAGATAAAGAGTCTTTCGATTTCGAAAAAAAAGATCAAAAGAAAACAGGAATGTCATCTGATATTGAATCACTTGATGACCAAGTAGATAAAGCTGTTAAGAATACTGAAATTGAGGGGGAGTGGGAAATAGTAGATATCATAGATGTTTCTAGTAAACCACCAAATATAAGCGAAGCTATAATAATAAATGCAGAGCTTGGTGATAAAAAAGTAAAACGTGGTGAGTCTATATACATAACTGCTCTTATAAATAAATCTGGTGCTTCTTCTTATCACCTAAACCAAATGGGTGTAATAAAATGTCGTATAACCGAGATTTATAACAGTTTACTCGTTCTAAATCAATTAAGATAATTTTGGGAAGAAAATCTTCAAGAGATAAGGTAAAAAGAGATCACTCTGTGGCTAATAATCTAGAGGGAGCATTATCTATGTACTTATATGAGAAATCACACTCCCCAATAACAACTAGGTTTAAAGGTATGGGTCTTCAAGAATGCGATGTTTTATCAATATCTAAATCAAATTATATATATGAGTATGAGATAAAGATTAGTAGAGGCGATTTTAAAAAAGATTTCACTAAGAAAAAACATAAACATATAATAAACGAAAACTTCACAAGAAAAAAGAAAGGTGTTATCCAATATAATGCTGCTAATTACTTTTCATACGTAGTTCCAGTTGGATTGGTGTCAGTAGAGGAAGTCCCAGACTACGCAGGTCTTATATACTTTAATGAAGACTTATCATTTGATGTGATAAAGAAACCTAAACTTCTTCATAAAATAAAAGCAACAGAACCTTTTATAAGAAAGGTTGCACATAATCTAAGCTGTAAACTAATTTTTAATAAAATAAACTAAACTTTAATAGCCATTAACTATATAATTTTAAAATATATATTATGAGTGAGAAGATAGATTTAGACAAGTTTTATACACCATCACATATTGTTGATTTGTGTATTTATGAATTCTGGGAAATGTTTAAAGAAGTTACTGAACTTATTGAGCCAAGTGCAGGAAATGGAGCCTTTAGCTTAAAATTAGACAATTGTATCTCTTATGACATTGCACCTGAGCATGAAAGCATAATAGAGCAAGATTTTTTAAAACTTGATTTACCTTATAAACACGGTAGAGGAATTATAGGAAATCCTCCTTTTGGCAATAGAAACAACCTTGCATTGAAGTTCTTTAAACATTCTATAAAAATGTGTGATGTTATTGGATTTATATTACCTATTAGTCAATTAAATAATGTAGATAGCTTATATGAATTTGATTTGGTGAAAAGTATTGATTTGGGTAAAATGCAATACTCTGGTATAGAAGTTCGTTGTTGCTTTAATCTATACCATAGACCAGAAAATGGTATATTAAATAAAAAGCCAAATCTAAAAAGCGATCTATTTAGCTTACATAGAACTAATAGAGATAATTTTGAAAACACAACACCCGATTTTATGTTTTGTAAACGTGGGAGTGTTGGGAAAGAAATATACGAAGGTGGTAAAAGATATGGGGATGAATATAAAGTTGTAGTTTTTGATAAAACTAACCTAGAGTATGTTAAAGATACTATCCTAAACCATGACTGGGATAACTTCAAGAATCACCAAAGTAGTCCTAATATTAGTAAAAATGATATATACAGGCTATTTAAATAGCGTTGTGTTTAACAAAACTAATTTTTAATAAAATAAATTAAACTTTAATAGCCATTAACTATATAATAATAAAATATATATTATGGGAGATAGTTTAGTAAATATTGTAAAAGATAAAAAGGAAATAAGAAGAGTTAATATAAATGATTCTAAGTTTTTTGATGACTTAAAAGATTTATATAATACAAATTCTGATTTAAATGAACTTAAGAAAGATTCAACTGAAATTTCAGCTAAGATAAAAAGTGTAGTCTTATCAAAATGGTTAGAGTTATATAAAGGCGAAGAAGAGAATCCAGGTACTATAATCTTTGAATCAAATGTAGATGGTGACTCAGCTAACATTATGTTTGTCCCTAGTGATAGATATATAAAAGTGACTAAAGCTGGTGCTAAAAAGCTTAGAAAAGCCTATGATGAAGATATAGTTTTTGAGGATAACAACTACTCTTTAAATCAAAAAATGGTAGATAAGTATGGTAAATTGATTTCAGACTTTATACAAAATTCGGACGAAATAGATGTGGATGACAAGGATAAAATAATTGAGTTAGTTAAAACATACTCTATTAAAAAGGGTGTTATTGATGAATTGTCTGAGTATGGTGATATTGATAAGGTGTTTGATTCAGTAAAACCTGTAGTGTCTATGAAAAATCTAACTTTCATAAAATCATAATTATTTATAGTTAATGCTTCGTTATTAAATAATTTATACATATATTTGTCTTATTAATATGATTGATATAACGATTAATAAATTATGGATTGGTTAAAAAGACTATTTTTTAAAAATACCAACAGAAAAGCTACTACTTGTGAGTGTGGTAAATATTCTAAATGTTGTAGAGAAATGAAAACATCTTGGAGCAACAGAAGTGGAAGAGGTAAAATGTGGGTCGAAAGTAGAGATCATTATAGATGTGGAAAAGTTCAAAAAACTATAAACGATATGAAAGAGGTGTTTACTAAAAATAAATAATATATAAAAACATGGAAAATAAAAACAACAATCACGAAAAAAGCGAAAAGTCTAGTGATTTTGTATCTGACCTCAACGATATGTTAGATAGTAACGGGATGCCCCTTTTTGGAACAACTGAATTTAATAATATGTGTAGTAATTTATTTGGTGGTAATTCTAGTAAAAAAATTAAATAATATTATTGGATATTCAAATGTTTATCGTATATTTGCCTATCGAAATATTATAAAAAATGGTCCCATAGCTCAGCTGGTTAGAGCACTTGACTCATAATCAAGGGGTCCTTGGTTCGAACCCAAGTGGGACCACATAAAAACCTATGATATACTCATAGGTTTTTTTAATATATACTATATGATAAAAAAATTCGAAATGTTCAACAGTGGTATATATGAAAAAGACTTTGGTTATTTCAATGATACTTTAGTTTATATAAAGTCAATCAGACCTTTTGGTGAACAATATAATGTAGTGTATATAGATAAGAAAGGATTTGAATATTTATACACTTGTGATGATAGAGATGAAATAGATATGGATTTTAGAAATACCGAGGATAGCTTTGTATTAAGTAGTGAAATAAAGAAAAAGAATCCAATCCCAAAACCAGTAAAGTCTGTTAGTAAAGTAAATACAGAACGCAAGTACAATGTAGTATATGACCTTAGTAAGAATAAACATAATGTACTAAAGCGAAACTTATCTTACAGAGATGCAATAATACATAGAAATGCAATAAGAAAAACATCAAGAGTTGATTCAACCATGGATGAAAGAAGAATTAATATAAAAGTAATTAAATGAAAGTAGAGACTAAAGAGATATATAAGTGTGAGTTTTGTAATAAATTATACCAAATATCTAAGTATTGCTTATTACACGAAAGAGTCTGTGCTAAAAACCCATATAATGACAGACCTTGCTTTAAATGTAACCATTTAACAAAAACTACTGAAACAATATATTATGATAATTTTAATGGGGAACAACAAAGAGATGTAGATATACTCTATTGTAATAAGTTAGATATCTTTCTATATCCACCAAAAGTTGAGTATAAAGAAAACTGGTTAGAGACATCATCAAAAGAAAATAATCCTATGCCTAAAACTTGTGAGTTATATAATGATAATATTTTTGATATAAACTAAATGAAAATATCATATATAACAGATAAATATTATATATGAATTTATTAGAATTATTTGCTGGCTCAAGGAGTATTGGAAATGCTGCTGAAAAATATGGACTAAACGTGTTTAGTGTTGATTGGACAGATTATGAAAATATAGACTTAATCATAGATATAGGTGAATTAGAAAAAAAAGATATACCATTTATACCCGATGTTATTTGGAGTTCGCCCGATTGTACAAGTTATTCGATAGCTGCTTGTAGCACACACCGAAATGCTGATAAAAGTCCAAAGAGTGAATATGCTAAAAAGTGTGATATGGTTAATCAGCACTGGATTGGTCTAATAAAAGAATGGTCAGTTGTGAATCCAAATCTTGTTTTTTTTATTGAGAATCCACGGGGCATGTTAAGACATATGAAATGGATGCAAGGTTTTAAAAGACACACCGTCTGGTATTGTTTAGCAAGAGAAACAAAAGTTATAACAAAAGAAGGAACTTTTGAAATAAAAGATTTAGAAGGAAACTCCCCTGAACTTTTAATGAGAGACGGTTCGTGGAAAAAAGCACCCATACAATCATATGGATTACAAGAGCTTATGAAAATTACCTTGAAAAGAAGTGGGGCAGAACATGTGATACATGCCACTCCTAACCATAAGTGGATAGTTAGGATGACGAGCGGGAGAGAAGTGATATTAAATACAAAAGACTTAAAAAGAAAAGATAGAATACCCCAAGTAAGAGCTAAACAAGAGTTTGACGGAATAGATGAGGAAGGTATAAGAAAAGGTTTTGTGTACGGAGATGGTTGGAACAATTACTTAACTAGTGGAAAACCTTATGACTCTGTAGCTCAATTCTGCGGAACTAAGGATGAGGAAATGATAAAATACTTTGATGGTTTAGGTAGAAGTAGAAGATATAATAAAGGACACTTAAACATAGCAGGACTACCTTTTGGGTGGAAAAAAGATATTCCAAATACTTCCGAACACACACCTAACCATATCGCAGGTTGGTTGGCAGGATATTTAGCCGCGGATGGCACAGTGGGTAAGAATGGTCAAGTAGTTTTGAGCAGTGCAAAAGGAGAGGACTTAGAAAAAGTAAGACAATTGTGCCAAACAATTGGCATAGGCACTTATTTTACTAATGAAATAAACAGAGTAGGTTTCGGTAAAAAAAGAAAACTATATACCTTAAATTTTGTAAGGTCTACTCTGCCTATATATATGATTCTTTTATCTCACCATAAGGATAATTTTTCTGTTCCTGATACAGAAGGCGGTTGGACAGTGCATTCGGTAGAAAGTACCAATAGATATGAGAAGGTATTCTGTGCGGAAGTTGAAGGTTACGAGACTTTTGTGCTAGATGGGGGTATACTGACGCACAATTGCCAATATGGTGACGATAGAGCAAAACCAACAGATATTTGGACAAACTCTGAAAAGTGGCTACCTAAGCCAATGTGTAGAAACTTTAAATATGATAAGAAAACTGGTGAGGTAATTGATAGACATTGTCACCATGAAAGTGCAAGACGTGGAGCGAAAACGGGAACACAAGGTAGAAAGGGTAGTTATAATAGATCAAAAATACCAATGGAGTTGTGTGAAGAAATAATAAAAAGCTGTAAGTAATCTAGAGTATTTTTGGGTTTATAGAAAAAAAATTGAAAGGTGTGTAAATGTCTTGTCTCTCTTGTAATATGATTAGTTACTATGTGTATAATGACTTATCTAAATGTTTTTATTTTGGTGGAAATTATAAATAAAAAAATAAAAAAATAAAATAAATGCTTTGTAAACCATTTATTTGTTATATATTTGCATCAGTAAATAACTTAATAAAAACTAAAATCTAAATTTAATTATCATGTCACAAACAATGGAAACAACAAAAAGAGTTAAACAACTTTCCCCTGAAATGAAAGAGTATGTTAAAACACTTACTAAGAAAGAAAGAAAGTATTTCTCAGTTATGTGGGCAAAGTATGGAGTTCTTTTTATCACTTCAAAGCCAGGTGTTGCAAAATCAGCAATAGGTCGCTCAATCGCAAATAAGATGAACTTCAAGTATGTTGATATGAGATTGAGTATGAATGATGAATCAGACTTTAAATTCCCCTACCTAAGAGATGCAAATTATGATGGGGATGATATTAAAGTTTCTGGATTTGCAGTTCCACAATGGGCTTATGATGCAAACCAACAACCAACTCTTATCCATTTCGAAGAACTTAACAGAGCTCCTTTATTTGTTAGAAACGCAGCTTTGCAAATTCTGTTAGAAAGAGAAATTGGTGACTTTGAGTTCAATGACAATGTCATTATGATGGCATCAGGTAACTTAGGAGACGAAGATGGTACTGATGTTGAAGAACTTGATTCTGCACTTAATAATCGACTAGTCCATATCTCTCACACACTTAGTACAAATGAGTGGATTACCGACTTTGCAGATGAAAATGTACACACACTAATTGTGTCTTATATCAAAGCACATCCAGAGAAAATGTATCAACCATCAACTGATAATGGTCCTAAAGCATATGCAACACCACGTTCATGGACAATGCTTTCGGAACTTATTATTTGTAATTTTGGTGAAGATGCATCACCTAAAGAGTTTCTACCACTTCTAAGAGAAGTTGCAGTTGGATACTTAGGAAGCACTGCTCTTAAATTTTTACAATACTGTGAAGACATGTTAAATGTCTCTATCATAGATGTACTTAACAACTATGACGGTGTTAAGAAAGATTTAGAAAAATACAATAGAGATAAAAACTCTGAACTTATCAACGAGTTAAAAGAGTTTAAGCTAGAAGATTTGACTAAGAAACAAATCATTAACGTTGAAAAATTCATCAGAACAGTACAGGCTGATGAGCAAACAGCATACTTACTTTATATTTTGGACGAATGTCAAGATGTTGGAAATTCTAAAGTAAAGAGCTTCTTACTTAATTTCAAAGAAACCCTTCAATTGATTGAAAGAAAGAACACTCAAAAATAAGTTGTTTCATTGTGTTTATTAAAGAGGGTTTTGTATTATATACAAAACCCTCTTTTTTTGTATATTTTTTTTAAACAAAAAGTAAAAAAAAAGATATATAACTTATGTATGAAGTAAGAATAATTTTGATTAATAGATTTGGTGAGTTTGTGGGTAAAAAAGTAAAGGTAGATGATATTGGATTAAAAAAGATAAAGTCAATATCAGTTACGTTTTACCAACAAGGTGGGTTTGAATTAGATTGTGAAGATGGTAATTTTTTAGTAGTCCCACCAAATATAATAATGGAGTCATTGGTTAAGTTAGAAATAAATAAAATATAGAAAATGGAAATTGAAAAAGAAATAGAAGTTAGACATAAGTTTAAAAAATTTGGTGGTGTCTTAATACCTGATGCCGTTGAGTATATTAAAGAATATATTTCTTTAAAGCCAATGGCTACTATAACTGTTGGGTGTGATTCCGTCCAAAAGAGAAGAAAGACTATATATGCTATTACAATTATGTTATATAATAATGACATACGAAATGGTGCACATGTTGTATATTTTATTGAAAGTAAAAAAAAGATACGAGACAACCAAGAAAGGCTATCAAAAGAAGCACAATATGTTTATGATGTTGGTACTTACTTAGATTCTAAGTTATCAGATTTTTATAAAAGAAAAGATTTGTCTGATTATCAAAGGAAACGGTATAAATTTCATTTATTAAAATGCAAGGGCGAGTATTCTTATGTACTACCACATTTAGAAGAAAATGTTATAAATAACTTAAAGCTAGATAGTATAGATAATTCAGAATTTAAATGTGTTGATATACATGTTGACTTTAATCCATTTGAGGGGAATGTCAATGATAAGGGTGTTTTCAAAAACAAATCATATCAAGCATATAAAAGCTATGTACCTTGGTTGAGAGGTGTTGGTTTCAGAACTTGGGCAAAGCCTAATTCAGAAGCGGCAACATCAGCAGCAGATTTATTGTTAAAAGATTAAATTGTATAATGATAATACTAAATAATTTAGTATATTTGTCATATAATAAAAAAAAACTTATATCAGTTATGAATAAAAGAGAATTAAAAGTTATTGCAGTATCATATAGTGAAGCAAATGATGGATCTTGTATTGTTGTACTAGGTGATAAATCTAGTAAAATGAAGTTACCAGTAATTGTTAACCCAGTAGAGGCTAAGAGAATAGTTATAGAAGTGGAAAGAGTTAAAAATAAGACATTAACTATACACGATGTGATGAAAAACATAACTGATACATATTCAGTAGATGTTAAGGAGGTATTTATCCATACTGTATTAGCTGGTATCTATTACGCAAAACTAATCACATCTAATGGAGACAATGATATAGAGATAGAATGTAGCACTGGTGATGGTATCGCCTTATCCTTAGTATACAAATGTCCACTATATACTACCGATGAAGTAGTAAAGAATGTTGGGATAGCTATAAATGAAGATGGTACACCTGTTATTGATGGAGACATAGAAGAAGAATTGAGTTCTGAGTCTGATATAAAAGGGGATATTAATACTGTGGAAGGACTTAATAATAAACTTAGAGATGCTTTGGAAAATGAGGATTATGAAGAGGCTGCCGAGTTAAGAGATAAAATAGAAGATATCAAGTCCTAACATTTCATAACATAATATTTATATTCAAAAAAGCATTATCCTTATAGATAGTGCTTTTTTTTATATATATAGCAAAATAATTTATATATGAGATTTAATTTAGGTGATATTGTTATAAAAACAACTGGTGGTAATAGAATGACTATATATAGCCAAGTCAATAGTAATAAGTACTTGTGTTCGTGGTTTGTTGGTAATAAATTCTTTAGTGATACGTTTTTAGAAAACGAATTAGTTACTACGGCTGAGTATAGAAAAATTCTAATTAGAGAAGAAAGAACAGACAAAATAAAAAGCATAATATATTGATATGGAGTTTAGTATGAATTTAGTATATCATAAATATATTATGAAAGTAGTTCTATTCTCGGTGTTTTTATATAAAAGTGACATAAGAAAACCAGACATTTATAAAGAAAATATTATATTATTTGTCAAAAAGAGAGTGGGTTGGAAAATTAGTCTAGTCATAGATACTGGTAAAAGATTATCCAAACAAGAGGAAAGGAGTCTATTTTTAGATGAAATATTAAATGATATAAAGACGGATTATATGTCTAGTATAATGGTATCATTCACCACACCGTTGAAAAGAGTTATCATGTTAGTTGATTTAAAACAACAAGAAAAGTATGAGAAATTTATATACTCTTGAATACTAAACTTTTTATCATATATAAATATAATCCTTATGAAAGAAAGTATATTAGAAGATTTAGAATGTTTTAAAGATAAAGAGTTCAAGTTTGAACCAGGTTTGCATAAGTATACACACAATGGTGATGAAATGGTATCTGTTACTACATTTATACAACAGTTTCATAAAAAATTCGATAAACAATACTGGTCACTTAGAAGAGCACATGAGCAGAATGTTCCACAAGAATGGATTATAAATGAGTGGCAAAAGCTTAATGACTATGCAAATGAAATTGGTACAGACACACATAATTGGATAGAGGATTACTTCAAAGGTAATTGGAATAAATTACCAACTAATTTAGATGTTATAAATAGGATAAATAAGTTCAATATAGTATATGCTGAAAACTTATATAAATTAGAACCATTAAAGTTTGAGTTAAAGGTATTTTCTAAAAAATGGAAGCTAGCAGGTACTATTGATTCTCTTTTTATGTATAGGGGAAAACTTGTGATAGTGGATTGGAAAACAAATAAAAAATTTGATACAGATGAAACATTAAAATATAAAGAAAGACTATTTCCACCATTCCACGACTTTAATAAATCACACCTATCGGAATATTCAATACAAATATCACTATATTCTCTGATACTTAAAGAGTGGGGATTTAATGTTAGTGCTGGATACTTAGTTCATATAGGACCTGGTGATGAACCTGCAAAAATATATAAGTGTATTAATATGGTGGGTATATTAGAAGAGTATTTAAATGGTAGTCAATACTAAAATAAAAAAAGAGCTTTAAAGCTCTTTTTTTTATTCTAAATATAAATCTTTCGATTTTATTATATCCAATATATCATCTGTGATATCTGACTCCTTCTTACAATAAACAATCTCCATTTTCCCAAAAACTATATCAGCATCGTTATCTTCAGACCAACCCTTTATTATAGTAGAAAGTTCGTCATAACATTTTTCATTTAAGCTTTCGCTTATCTTTTTCAATTCTTCTTTAAATCCCTTTTCCAAATCTAATGCTTTCTCTGATACTGTCTGTATTTGCATATCAGTTTTTTCATCTCTCTTGCCATTGCTTGAAGAATCTTTTAAAAGTTTGTTTATTTCCTTTTTATAAGGCTCTAATTCATTTAAAAATTCTTTCTTCTTTTCTTCTATCTTACCAACACCTAATCTGTATGTCTTGTAGTGTTTAGTCAATATTTGAAAATCTACTGCTTTTATATTTGTTGCCATGTTTAAACTTTTATTTATTATAGTATCAATGAGTACAAAAGTTTAGGATATCATTTACTACCAATCTAAATATCAGTAGGATTTTCATATTCATCAATTAGCATATTTAATGCAATCTCGTATCTTTCTATAAGCTTATGATCTTCGCTTAGTGTAGAATCTGGTGGTGTGTCAATTAACTCTATTAATCCATTTATAACTATACCTTCCTCTGTGACTTTATTATATTCTATTTCTACAAGAGTTTTCCTATCACCAATAAGTTTTGCATAGTGTTTATTTTTAATATGGTATTTAGATTCATCTAAAAAATCATCAACCTCTCTTATATATCCTATTAAAATGTCCGACACAACAGATGCATTGTCCTCTTTCTTAACAAATACCCCAAGTCCCACTTGGTATACTTCTAGGTATTTGATCCCATCACTACTTAGTTCTGTACTCCATTCTTTTGCTAACCTTTTTAGTAATGTGTTTAAGCGTTTAGAAAATTTTGAATTGGTCTGTTCACATACTCTGTACCACGTTTTAAGCCTATGTGATTTAACATCTGACTCTTTTGATACATCTATGTTATAATATATGTATAGAGCCTCTACAAGTGTTGTATAGTCTCCCTTGTCAAGTAATTCATTAATATATTTGAAAAATTTTAATTCACTATCCCTTCCTCTTGAAGCCAATAGGTCAATCTTTTTAAAAATCTTTTCTAATTTTTTCCTATATAAATTTTTGCTATTTCTCATATTATTCAACTAGTTCAATAATAGAACTTTTTTTGATATCAAATGTTTTACTATCTTGTTTTGATTCTTCTGTTTCTATTTCAACAAAACCATCTTTATTAGATATTACTATTGCGTTAGTCTTATCCTTATTTCCCTTAGAAAAATAGGCTATTTTATCCCCCTTACTAAAACCCTTTTCTAGATAAGGAGAACCATTCCATTCATATTCCTCGCCATTTTCTGCAAGTTCTTTAGCTTTCTTTAAGTCAAAAGCTTCATCTTTGGATATTTCCTCTAACTCTTTCTTTCTATTACTTTGAGATTCCTTATTTTTTGATATCTTTTCTTCTATACCATCAATCATACTCTTAAAAAATTCATCATCTTTAGCCATATCTTCTGTAAGACCAGTATCATTTAGTATACTAGATGTTTCTTTTCTAAGTACATCTTGTTGCATTTCTAACTTCTTAAGACTTATGTAACTTTTAATCTTCTTATTAGACTCTTCTCTCACAATCTCATCAAATCTAATGTCAAATTTCTTTTTTATTATTCTCACCTCATCTTCAAAGTTTTTTGTTGCTTTTTTTATATTATTTTTAAGTGCATCTACATCTATATCATCCTTAGAATCTTTCTCTGAGTTTATATATTCACCGTATTTTTTTATGGCTTCTCTCTTTTGTTCTTGTGAAGAAAGTATTTCAGATTTATACTCATCCATTAGCTTTTCAACCTTCTTTGCAGATCCAAACATTTTAGAAAATCCAATAGATATTTTATTCTTCAAACCTTTAAATAGTTTACCTATAAATTCTTCATTTACAGTCATCACAGGCTTTATATTCTTATCTGTTCTGAAATTAGAGAAGGTGTGGATATATCTTTTTTTCATCTTTATAATTTATTTTTATAGCTTATATATTAAAATAATTAAACCATATAGATATTTTTCATATAACAAGAAAAGATATCAAAATGAAAAACACAGATGCAGAAAAAAAAGTAGAAGAGTTCCACAAATTATTTGACTTACCAGTATTAGATAATCCACAAATACCATCTAAAGATAGGTGTGATTTGAGAGCTGAACTTCTAAAGGAGGAATTAAATGAGTTTATTGGTGCAATAAGAGAAAAAGATTTGGTAGAAATAGCAGATGCTTTTGCAGATTTGAATTACGTGCTATCAGGAGCCATATTAGAATTTGGAATAGGTGATAAGTATGAAGAAATATTCAACGAAGTCCACAGAAGTAATATGAGTAAAGCTTGTGGTTCTATTGAAGAAGCTGATAAAACTATTAAGCATTACTTGGATAAAGATGGCACGGTGTCATATTGGGTTAAAAAGGGTAAAAAGTATTTAGTATACAGAACACTAGACAATAAGGTTTTGAAATCAATCAATTATTCACCTGCAAATTTGAAGTCTATATTGATTGAGGAGTAAATTATTTAACCTATATTTGCATAAGTTAATTAAATGTATAAATGGATAATATAGAAATATTAGAAAGCATAAAAAAGAGTTAAAGTCAATGGTGAATAAAATGAACAATAGCGATAAAATATGGTTCAGTTCACTAGTGAGTTCAAAAAGATATGACATACTATTTATGTGGAAAAATTTTAAATTTAGGAACAATCTAGAAAGACCACTTGTTATATATCGGAAAGTTTATGCTGATTCGTATAGTAGTGAAAGGGAAAAGGTTAAGATATATCCACCTAAATTTAAACATTTTATAATTGGTGTTAAAAAAATGGATTACTATATACCTACCAAAAAAGCATATCGAAAATCTGTATTAAAACATATATTAGAATAATATGAAGCATTTGTTAAAAATAAAGCCTAGTGTGGAGATGTGTAAAGCCAATAAAAGAACTTTTAACTTGAACATTTTAAAAAATAACATACCAAGTGAAATAAGTGATATTAAACATATAATAATGCCCAATATTGGTGAGTTTATGAAACTAGGAGATATGTCATATGTTTTAGAAAGTAGAAGTTTTCAAGTAACAACAGATTTTTATATAACTACACTATATTTAAATGAAGAAGAAAGTTATGATGACGGTGACAACTATGATGTGTTTAGTTAGTTATAATGATGATTTGTTAAATGTATATTTTTTAAATTTTAAAAATAATTAAATGAAAACAATACTAGAATATGATTTTATGATGGATGGTAGTAACACTCCAATTACTTTAACAATACCAGTACATTCGAAGATAATAACCGTGGGTGTTTCTAGATATGGGATTTCTAATTATTATTTGCTTGTTGAGATAAGACAAGAACATGATATGAACACCACAAAAGAAATAACACTGCAATCGGTAAACACAAATTTGACTATTGGTGATAATTTTAAATTCTTATCAACTGTTTATAGGACAAGGTGTTCTACTAATATAGTATCAAGTGGTCGTGTACTAGATTTTGTAATAGATAATTATGAAGAATCCTATAATATCTATATTGATGAAAATCTTCAAAAGGAAGAGAAGCGTGTTATAAATTTAAAGAAGCTAAATATATGAGTTTTATACAGATTTAGCTTCTTTAAATTTATATATTAAAATACCAAACTTAACCAATATTTAATTATATAAAAGTAAATAAGAAATTTAATGGTTAAACTTGCACTTAATTTTATTTGTAAAAACGAATCTCATATTATAGAGAAAATGCTTTATTCAACTAAGCCAATAGTTGACTTAATAGTAGCAACTGATACTGGTTCTTCGGATGGTACACAAGATATTATAAAAAAGTTTGGTAAAGACAATAACATACCTACTTATGTATTTGATAGACCATTTGACAACTTTGAAAATAGTAGAAATCATTCTATGCAGAAGTTGATAGAAACTTCAAAATTACTTAAATGGGATCTTGATAAATCTTATGGGTTTTGGATAGATTGTGACGAGACATTAGTTATATCCAAAGACTTTAATAGAAAAAACTTATTAAAGGATATCTATATGCTAAGTGCACATATTGGTAAGATGAAATATACTAGAAATACTTTTTTTAAATTGTCAAAAAAATTTGAATGGTATGGACCAGTACACGAATTTATAAGGCCAACACAAAAAGAATATAGTCTAGGTGGTGTAATCAAAGGATTGTATGTTGATGTTAAGATGGAGGGAGCATCGTGGCAAGGTAATATTTCAGACAAATATAGATCACATGCATCTATTCTAGAGAATTATATAGATAATGATAGAACAGATCCAAGATGGATATTCTACACCGCACAGTCCTATTATGACTCAGCTTCAACTGAGTCAAAAAGTGATAATGATGAAAGGCTAAGAAGATCTATGCATTACTATAAAGAAAGAGTTGAAAGAAAAGATGGTTTTAAAGAAGAAATATTCTTCTCACAGTTTAGAATAGGTACTATTATGAAACGCCTTGAAGAACCTTGGTATTTAACACATCAAGAACTACTAAAAGCTTACTCATTAGATCCACTTAGGGGCGAATCCATAAAAGCAATTATAGATTATTATTTACAAATGGGGGATTGGGATAAGGCATATATTTATACTAAGTTTTCAAAGTCAACCTTCTGTGGTAAAAATCCATATCCCCAAAGAATATTATTTTTAGATAACTCTTTATATGAATGGAAGTTTGTGGAGGCAAATGTGGTAGCTAGTTATTATACTGGTAGGAAAGAGGAAGCTAAGTCTGATTTTAAAATTCTAAAAAATCTAATATCAATCAATCCTTCACTGTTTAGTGAAGATGATATATCTAAGATAAATCATAACGAAAAAATTTTTAACAAATAATGATATCTATAATAGTGGCAATGTCAGAAAATAGAGTTATTGGTAATAACAATTCTTTAATATGGAAGCTACCCAATGACTTGAAGAGGTTTAAAAGCATAACTAGTGGAAGTGCAGTAGTTATGGGTAGGAAAACATATGAATCAATTGGTAGACCTCTTCCAAATAGAAGGAATATAATAATTACTAGAAATGAAGATTATGAAGTAGAAGGTTGTGTGATGTGTAACTCATTACCAGAGGCTCTTATGTTAACTAACAATGATTGTTTTGTGATTGGCGGTGGTGAGATATATAGACAAGCACTACCAATTGCAAATAAGTTATACCTAACTATCGTTCATAACACTTTTGACGGCGATACCACATTTCCTGAACTAGATGAAAACTGGACTGAAGTACTAAGCGAAAGTAATAATAAAGATTATAAAAATGAATATGATTATACATTTGTAAACTATGAAAGATATAAATTCTAAAGGTAAAATAATAATGGTAGTTGGGCCACCTAATAGTGGGAAGTCTACACTAGCAACTGAGGTGCATACAGCACTAAAGAAAAATAATATAAATTCTATATTTGTATCAGAGGTAGCAACTGACTATATAGCTGAATATGGGACACCAGATACACCAATAGACCAAATGGTTATATTTTATAAACAACTTAACAAGGAGAAAATGTTTATGAAAACAAAAGACTATATTGTTTGTGATTCCTCCTCTATTCTAAATTATTTTTACTTTAGGCAACTATTTGATAAAGAACTGTCAAATAAAGATATAGCATCAATAAATCATTTACAAAAAGAAATATTAAAACATATAAATAAGATAGATAGCATATTCTACATACCATCTATGGTTAATAATGATATAAATGACGGAATAAGGTTTCATAATGAGAATGAAATAAGTAATATAGAGAAATGGATAAAGTCTTACTTAGAACTAGAAAATATTGATCATTATGATTTAACTGATATTGATATTTCGAAAAGAGTTAAATACATCACGGATAGAATATAAAAAACCACTCAAATGAGTGGTTTTTTGTTAATAAATATTTTACTTATTTGCTCAAAAGACTTATCAAGTCCTCTGTTATAACCGTAATCATTTTCTTCCCATCTACATCTATAAGAGGTATATTCTTGACCATTGAAAACTTATCATTTCCACCCACTTCTATTTTTTCTATTACTCTACAAGCTTCTTTATTACCACTATACTTACTCACATAGTATGTCTTTAATTCATTCACAAACTTGTTTAGGTTAACACCTTCTTTATAATTGTATTTAACCATCTGTAGCTCGTTATTTTGCTTCTCTATCATTATATACCATATTGACTTTTTAGACACTTTAACGCTCTCTAAGAAGCTATATGCCTTTGATGCTTCTGCATTCTTAGGAAATTTGGCTACTCTTCCAATAGTTTCTACTTGTTCATTAGATACTTTCTCTTCCTTTTCTTCTTGGCTAGCAGTCTTACCAATAGTTTTACTCACAGAATCCTTAACTGTTTTTAAATCTTTATCATTAGGTAAGCTAACATCTTGCTTAAATGGCTTTAAATTCTTACTAGAACCTGGTTTTTCTATCTTAGTAGATTTTCTAGATAAGTTAGGATTCATAGGTATGTCAGAACCATCATCTGGTTTTATACCAGTTGATAAATCGACTTCTTCTACTTTAGATCTTTTAATGTCGGAAAATTTTTTAAATCCAACTACCTTTCTTTTACTATCTGCCATTTGTTTGTTTATATTTATTGTTATATATTAAATATCTAAAATGTTTTTCTCTACTGCTTATAATCGTATTTATCAACGATATAGTTTTTGAAGTTTTTAACAACATTCATGTGGTCTAGGATTATAGATACAAGAGGTTGTAGTAATTTTAAAAATGTATTCATTGTATCATTCTTATATATATGTGGGCTTAGGCTATTATCTAGTACCGATTCATCATATTTGACAAAGGAAGTATTATCATTATGTCTGCTTTTCATAAACAATAATTCAGAATTTTGTTTCTTCTCGTATAGCATTATGAATTTGGTTTATTTTTAGAATCAACAGTTCCCTTTTTAATTATATTCACAGACTTCATTTGATTAACATCTATATCTGTAGAATAGTATATATCATTACGATCATAAAACCCACCTCTTATTATAGGCAATTCTTCTGGTTCAAATATAATATCACCTAACACTGGATCTAATCCAATGACTTCATTTGGGTTATAAGATACTGACTTCTTTATGGATATATCATTGTTGTACTTGGAGTCAAATTTAGCTAGGCTATTTTTTTGCCTATTTATATTCTCTCTATGATAGTCTTCATTTTTTTTACTTATGAATTTAACATCAACCGAATGTATATCTGTTATAGTTGACAATTCACGTATTAGGTCTAACTTAGGTATTCTGTCTATTCTTCTCAAATCTAAGAAATACTCGGATATTTTATCTAATATTTGTGCATTTACAGAATCATCGGTTGTGTCAGAATATGGTATTACAAAAACATTCATAACATAATATGATAATTTTGGTGAGTCTATTCTATATTTTCTAGTAAGTTGTATTGTTCCACTAGATTTGAGATATTTATCTATTTTAGATTTTTCATATCTATCTAACTCAAAGGCTCTTTTATCTATTGTAAAATAATCAGCATTTTGGTTTTTGAATAGTCTTACATTTGGTGTTGCAACTATAAATATAGTACCAGTCCTTTCATATGCATTAACATGTGAGAAAACACCTAATTTTTTAATTTGATATGCATACTGTTGAGGTAATGCTAATACAAAATTATTACTAGATATTGGTAATATATTTTTGGTAAACTCTATGCTTTCTGCATCAGCACCAAAGTTTACATCAGTATATATGTCTATATTAAATACATCAGTAGGATCAATAACCTCACCATTTCCATCTATTACATCCCCAACGAATCTCCAGTCATTTCTAGTTCTTCTGAACATATTACCATTAGAACCATCTGTTAATAAATAATTAACAGTTATAATAGATCCTATCTTTGGAATAGCACCAAATCCAGAGTTCCCGAATATTATATCAACACCACCATTAAACCCAGTTCTTATAACACATGCCTCTTCTTCTGGTATCATTTCCCATATGTGTTTTTTGGATTCCCAAACATCTCCATTAACAGTAACTTCAACATTAAAATTTTCTATGTCTCTTTGTCCAGGATTTCTAACTGAATAGGTTTGTAATTGAGATCCATCACCTGTATATCGCCTTACTTCCCACCTACCTTGAATTATTGGTAAGAATAAGCTATAATTTGGTGTTATCTTATGTGTGATAGTATCAACGCCTAGGTTAATAGAATAATCTAATGAATTAGTATTGTTTCTAATTAGAGTTCTATTTGTAAATGTAATTCTACCACCAGGTATGCTACTTGATATATCAGAGTCTGTTTTAAGTGTCATTCTTATTGTACCAGATGAACTAATTGCTCTACCTGGTATATGACCAGCTGCTATTGCTTCGTTTCTTATTATTCTAGGATTGTTAGACCCTGGATTGGTTAAGTCAAATTGACTTATTGAGTTTTTTAGATACAATAGTGACATTTGGTGTAAGTTTTGCACAACATATAATATCTGACCATAAGGAGAGGCGGGGGAGAACAACACACCAGCTTTATTATAAGTCTCTCTTAGATACCTCTCGATTTCTTCCTTTATACCACTAAAGGTTATTTCTGAAAATTTAGTAACTGACATATTATTTTATTGTTTTATTTTTTCTCAATATCTCTTATGTAATCATAATCAAATCTATCCTTTTCAAAAATATCTTTAACATCACTTGTAAATTTATCAATACTAGAATTTCTTTCTACGAGGTAAGAGTCCTCTAGCATAGGATTTGACTTATACGACCATTTAAATTCTTCTCTCTCTAGATCTTCTTTCTTAATTATAGAAAACATAGTCCTATTTTCCTCATTAACAACTATTTCTATATAATTGCTATGTTTTTTGTTATATTTTTCTACTATTACTACTGAAGAAAACTTATCTGATAAGTCAGAGTGTATTTTATTTATATTTTTCTTTAACCCCATCTTTATTTTTCTTTTATATATTAAATTTATCAATCCCACCTATTCATTAATGTATTTAAGACATTAGTTGCATTTCCATTTGAGAAATTAAATATATAATACACTTAAAGGTTAAAAAATAATTTAAAAACGAATGGGTTTCTCAGACATAAGACAATTAATAGATGAGTATGGTGTGTTAGGCATTTTGTCTATTGTTGCCATATTTTCAATAGTATCTATTGTTAAAAGTAGGTGGTTTGGTGATATTCTTAGCAACTTCTATACAAGTATTATAAAAAGATTTATGAGAAGTAAAACAAAGACATCAAAGCCAATTAAGGATGCTACTGAATCAGATGTACTTAATCATGACATATTTAATTATGTTGATTACTGGACTATATCTAAACTTCCTGCATTACAACTTTCGACTGCATATAGGACTGTTGTATTTAGAAAATATTTGACAATATTCTTAGCTTCTTATAAAAAAAACATTTATAATTATATTGATTGTAAAAATTATCAAGATATGGATCAAGCAGAACTATCAACTTCTTTACTGAATCTGTTGAATATCATAATTTATGATTATGAAAAAGAGGCTAATGATGTTGGTATTCCACAAATAGTTATAGATAAAATGAGAGTTAAGAACAACTCTAATATATCATTAACTATAGATTTGATAGAGGGGATTTGTAGTTCACAATTTTATGAGTCTACTAAAAATTTATTGAAAATATATTCAATATTAAATATTATTCTATCTATACTAGAAAGTACTATATCAGGATCAGGGGCTGTTTGTGACTCTATAAATGGTAAGCTAAGTGGAAATACATTTGAGGGTAAGATAGAACCATAATATTAAATTAAAGTCTTTTAATGGAATTTTTTATTATGTCAATTATATTGGATGTATCAAAAAAAGTATCAGTGATTTGTAAATCATAAATATTAAAATCTTTAAAGTCTATATCATCCCCAATGAATCTTCGAGATACACTATCACTGTGGTCATTTCTATTAATAACTCTTTTTTTTCTAACATCTTTATCTATATCTAGATATATTACAAATATGCTATCTCTTTGGTTGTTTTTTAAGTATGAATTGATTTCATGTGGTGTCATTACCATAAAATCAGAGGTATTAAAATTATCTAGAGTTATACCATAATACCAGATTGGTTTATCTAAACTAGATGTTATCTCTATTTTTTGATATATTACCATCTCATTATTTTTTATATAGTGTTCGAATTTTTTATTATTAGTATAATGGTAAGTTATATTATGTTTCTCATTCTTCCGAATTGGACGTGTTGTATATTTTAAACACTTTACCATATTTTCTTTATCTAAACTATCCATTAAGTAATCTTTACCAGATCCACTTTTCCCAACTATTATTATTTTCTTATTAAACACAAATAACTTTTTTAATTATATACCATAAACATTTTAAGTTTATATTATTATTCTATTATTTTATAGTGTTTTTTAATATCTTCTAAGTCAGGTATTTCTAAATCATTATCCCTTATAAATGTTTGAAGCCTATCTAACATAACAGTATCTCGGTTTCTGACTATTTCATAGTCGTTAAAATCTTCTATCATAAAGCTATCAGCATTTTCAATAAAAGTATACACTAGTAAATATACTGTGTTTTCCTCTATATTTATACTACCACTTACTTCTGGGAAATGTTCTAAGTCTCTTAATTCATTAAAGCTACAATAAAAATTACCACCTACTGTTTGTGGGCTACCTTCTAATGTCTTTAATTCATTATGAGAACAATCAAAAAAACCATCTACTGTTTGTGGACAACCTTCTAATGTTTTTAATTTATTACTATGGCAATAAAAATGACCACCTACTGTTTGTGGACTACCTTTTAATGATTTTAATTCATTTTTATAACAATAAAAACTCCCACTCACATAATTGAATCTAACTGGTAGATATTCTAAGCCATTACTAGTTAAGGAAACATCACCATCAACATCAATACTTAAATCATCATTAATAGTATAGTTTTCTATTCTATACCTTTTACACACTTTTATAACACCATCTCTAGTAGTTGGTAAGTTAGGACTATTGCTTTCGAATATCTTGTAACGTTTTATGTGTTTCATTTTACTTTTTAATTGTGGTAAACTCTTTTTTTAAGAAGTTATTGAAATTCATAACAGATTTGCCCTTCTTGCTATCATCTTTAACACCATTCTTATCATCTTTTTTCTTCTGATTGAATGAATTTCTAAGAGCTTTTAAATCTATTTTCTTCTCTCTTGACTTCTTACCAGTCATAGCACCATGATTTCTACCCATCGGTACCATTTGGAAAACCCTATTATTACCACTTGGATTATAAGGTGCTGCCACATCACCAGATCCAGATGTTCCACCATTGCTTGCCCAGCTAGTTCCTATAGTCTGACCACCAAGACCTGATGGTTGTGATGAGACGATAGCTCCTGCACCACCACCTGCTGATGGTCCGCCAGTAGCCGAAGTGTTTTCAGTTAGTTTAGATTCTTCTATTTTTATAGCATCTAAAACGTTATACATTTTCAAACTACTAAGCTCTCTATTACTTATTAATTTGCTCTTTAAATTATAAAGTTGTTCTAAATTAAGATTTTTCATATTCTTTTAAAGCATTTAAAGTATATATAAAAATAAGATAATGTATTAGTTATTCTATTATTTTATAGTGTTCCTTAATTTTATCTAAGTCAGGCATTTCTAAATCATTATCTTTAATAAAAGTTTGGAGTCTATCTAACATAACAGTATCACCATTTCTAACAATCTCATAGTCTACAAAGTCTTCTATCATAAATATATCAGCATTATCAATGAAAGTATATACTAATAAATTTACTGTGTTTTCCTCTATATCTATAATTCCATTTACTTCTGGGAAGTGTTCTAGGTCTTTTAATTCATTTCTATAACAACTAAAATTACCACCTACTGTCTGTGGACCACCCTCTAGTGTTTTTAATTCATTATTATAACAATTAAAATCCCCATTTACCGTTTGTGGACTACCTTCTAATGTCTTTAATTCATTATAACCACAGCCAAAATTACCACCTACTGTTAGTGGACAACCTTCTAATGTTTTTAATTCATTATCAAAACATAGAAATGCACCACTCACATAACTAAATCTAAGTGGTAAGTATTCTAAATTTTTACTATATAAATGAACATCACCATCAACATCGATACTTAAATCATCATTAATAGTATAGTTTCCTATTCCATACCTATTACACACTTGTATAACTTCTTCTCTTGTAGTTGGGAAGTTAGGACTTTTATTCTCGAATATTTTATAGGGTTTTATATGTTTCATTTCTATTCTATTATTTTATAGTGTTTTTTAATTTTTTCCAAATCAGGCATTTCTAAATCATTATCTCTAATGAAAGTTTGGAGTCTATCTAACATAACAGTATCTCTATTTCTAACTATTTCATAATCTACAAAATCTTCTATCATAAAGCTATCAGCATTTTCAATAAAGGTATACACTAATAAATTTACTGTGTTTTTCTTTATATATATAATCCCATTTACCTCTGGGAAGTATTCTAAGTCTTTTAATTCATTATTAAAACAAAGAAAATTCCCATTTACTGTTTGTGGACTACCTTCTAATGATTCTAGTTTATTGTTAAAGCAATTAAAATCACCATTTACTGTTTGTGGACTACCCTTTAATGTTTTTAATTCATTATTAGAACAACTAAAACGACCATTTATTGTTCGTGGGCTACCTTCTAATGATTTTAATCCATTAGAAGAACATTTAAAATCCCCACCTACTGTTTGCGGACTACCTTCTAATGATTCTAAATTATTATTAGAACAACTAAAACGACCATTTAATGTTTTTGGACTACCTTCTAACGATTTTAATTTATTATATGAACAGTAAAATACACCACTTACGTAGTTAAATTTAAGCGGTAGATATTCTAAGCCTTCGCCATATAATTCAACACCACCATTAACATCAATACTTAAATCATCATTAATGGTATAGTTCTTTATTTCATACCTTTTACACACTTGTATAACTCCCTCTCTAGTAGTTGGGAAGTTAGGACTCGTACTCTCGAATATCTTATAGGGTTTTATATGTTTCATTTTTATTCTATTATTTTATAGTGTTTTTTAATTTTTTCCAAATCAGGCATTTCTAAATCATTATCTCTAATGAAAGTTTGTAGTCTATCTAACATAACAGTATCTCTATTTCTAACTATTTCATAGTCGTTAAAATCTTCTATCATAAAGCTATCAGCATTTTCAATAAAGGTATACACTAATAAATTTACTGTGTTTTCCTCTATATTTATACCATCACCTACTGTTTGTGGACTACCTTCTAATGATTTTAATTCATTACTATAACAATTAAAATCCCCACCTACTGTTTGCGGACAACCTTCTAATGTTTTTAATCCACTACTGTTACAATAAAAATCACCAGATACTGTTTGTGGACTACCTTTTAATGATCTTAATTTACGATTATAAGAACAATTAAAACTACCACTCACATAATTAAATCTAAGTGGTAAGTATTCTAATTTTTTATTACGCAAAAAAACACCACCATTAACATCAATACTTAAATCATCATTAATAGTGTATTTTCTTATATCATACTTTTCACACACTTCTATAACTTCCTCTTTTGTAGTTGGGAAGTTAGTACTAGCACTCTCGAATATCTTATAAGGTTTTATATGTTTCATAGAGTATATATTAATTTGTATATTATGTATTAAAATATAAACAAAACATGTTTCTTATAATATATAAATATAAAGGTAACCACCACCCAATGGATAGAATTAAAGAGTTAGAATTGAAAAAACTTATAAAAGAGTTAGATTATATAGAAGAAAACTATAATTATGTATCCGAAATAGTCTCAAATTCTGATGATTTATTCACAAAAGCTATTGATGATGTTCTAGAAGATAATCCTAGTCTTAAAAAAGCATATAACAATAAATTAGAACAAGCTCTAAATAAAGACTTAGAAAATAAAATAAAAGAACTTAAAAATGAAATATCACAAGAAAGTGAAAAGAATGATGATAATAAGGAAGAGAAGGAAAGCATTGAAGAGTCTGTTGGAAAAGTGGATGGTGATATAAAGTTAAAACAATTATATAGGTCTATTGCTAAAATAACACATCCAGATAAAGTTAAAGATAAGAAAAAAAATAATACGTATATAAATGCTACTGTTGCATATAAAGATAAGGATAGAATAGCTATGTATAGAATATGTGATGGGTTAGATATAAATTATAGCCTAGATGAAAGTGATAAGGATAACATGTTAGGAGTAATAGATTCTTATCGAGATAAAACAGTATTTTTGGAATCTACCTTTACCTGGAAATGGTTTAATACAGAGGATAATAAAACAAAAGAAAATATTGTTATGACATTTATTAAAATGAAGTTAAGATAATGCTTTATTTACCCAACCAGTCCCATCTACAAGATCCACAATCAAAAATTCTATAATATCCAATTTCATTCATTATTTCTATTTCTGTTTTATCTGAACTATACCCCATTTTAACAAGCTTGTCCTTCCTCCAGTTAAACCTATGTGTTTTTATACCATCAATAACCCAGTAATAATTAGGTACAGTTTGATGATTTCTCTTAAATTTTAATACATCATACAGATTTCCCTTTCCCCTAGACGAATCACTATAACTCATTACATATTCTGGATTATAATTCTTTATGAAGAAATTAAATAACTTAGATGCACCACCTATAACAGATGTATTTATCTTATTACAGAACCTTAATAACTCCCATCTATTTGCAGAGGATTTATGACCTAAAGATTTTCTAAGGCTACCAAAACTTATTAAACTAACTAGTTCTTTCTCAAAAAATAAGCCTATTTTAACTCTAGAACCAACAAATCCCTGTATATGATTGTCTAATAAAAACTTCTTAACTATAGAGTTATCTTTTATCTCTTTAATAACACACTTTCTAGCAAATATCCTATCTGATTTATTTAACTTATAAGATATAATAGATTTTACAATATCTTTCTTATAATCCCAATCATCTTCCCAAATGTGTATTAATTGAATATCAACATCTTCACACTCTTTACTTTTGTCTAAATGGTAACTCTTGGTCTTAAACAAATCACTATGCCAGTAAAGTCCATTAAACTCAAATGCTATTTTTAAAGAAGGTATATATATGTCTAACTCCTTTGATATAATATTCCTAGCATTTGAAACAATCTTTTCCTTGTATATGCTTTTTATAAAGTCTAATACTTCTAGCTCTTTATTAGATTTACCACTAGATATAGGATTACAATATACACATACTCCACTATTTGAATTAATACGAAACCACATAAGTTGTCTATTTATACTAAAATGCTTATCACATGTTTCACACACTAGCTTAAACACAGTATCAGTATTGTTATTATTTTGCTTCTTTGATATAAAGGATACTTCTTTTGGTAAAGAATCTATAAGGCTTTTCATTTGTGTATTATTATAAGAATCAATTCTTTTTTTAGCTATTGTATTTGCCTTAAAGTGATGGTCAACTCCCCATTTTTTCATTGATGATTCTTTTATCTTCTCATTCCTATAGTCATTAAATAATGATATACTACCCCAATTTTCTTCTAGTGTTTTCTTCTTCTTTTCATCTATTAACTTCTTTTCATCTAATGATTTGTCCTTATTAGAATTTGCCCTTGTTCTAATTATATCCTCTCTATCTGTGTTGTGTGAAAAGGTACTTATGCTTTTCTTAGATATTAGATTTGATTGCTGAGCCCATTTAACACCATACCTATCATCCATAGTGGAGTTAAATTTAGCCTTAACATCATTATTGTGCATATAATGCTTACCATCCCATTTCTCTTTAATCTTATATTGTTCTTTATCTTTTATCTCTTTTGACTTCTTGGGATTGTCTACACCATATTTATCTATACAAGTATTTTTTCTTGATATAACTACACATTCTTTAGAACCACATGTTTTTCTATGTCCATTTTTAAAGCCTATGAACTTAGTTCTTTGTCCACAAAAACATAGATTCGGTATATTAATTCTATTTATATAATAATATATTTTTTCTGATGTTGTTAAGGGAATATCCATAAATGATTTACCAAGTGAGTCATTTATGTGTTTTAAATACAAAAAATTCTCACTTTTATTCAAAAAGCTACACAATGATCCTATATTGCATGTCTTTTTTTCTATTAGTTCTCGCATGAGTAAGCATATATGTTTTAGTATATATCAAATATAGCCACTTTCTTAATATCAGAAAATAATATATAAGTAAAATACTATTTATTTATGGAAGGAGAAGATTACAAACCATTTCAAGGTGGTCAAACAATAGAAGAGTTTATAGATTCTATACAAACAGAATTAACAATAGCATGTTCTTTACCTAAGACATTACCAGATGAGGCAATAAGGCTTACAATAGAAAAAAGAGCATTGCCATATTTCTATAGGTCTTATATGTATGCAGTTCAGAAAATGTACTTTTTAATAAGAAAGGAAGCCTTTCAGACAGATGAATTTACTAAGTATAACTATGTGACAGTTCCTTGTGAAATACAGTCTGTAACTTACTTATATGAAGTTAGAGGGGATTCATTGTTTCAGTTGGGTATTAATACTCCTAATATGTCGGTTAATTTAGGTGTTACAAATCAACCCTACCTATCTTCCTACGTAACCACAATCGGTGAGCTTGGGGTGTATAAAACAGTACTAGATAGTATGTCTGATATGCTTAACCAGATGAATAAGTATACATTAAAGCACCAATACAACCAATTAAACCACAGATTACACATATTGACTAATATTAAGCACAACGTGATTATGGAAGCCTATGCCGATATTCCTAAAGAGAATTTATTTAACGATGACCTTTTCTTTAAATATGTAGCAGGGTATGCTAAACAACAACTAGGCAACATGGTTGGTAGGTATGACTTCTCATTGCCTGGTGCTGTTAAGATAAATGGAGCTGACTTGGTATCACAGGGAAAGGAGGAAACTAAGGAGGTTACGGATTATATAGGCGAAATGTCTAATTCATCATTCTTCTTCATGGTTAAAAAATAAAATCTTTGTTCACCATCTATGGTATCCATATTTTTCTCATATATAATATATGAAAACAATATGCATATATACACTAGTAGATCCAATAACTAATCAGATAAGGTATGTTGGCAAAACCCAATTAAAGGTAAATAAAAGGCTAAATGCACATATAACAACTTCTAAGCTAGGATCAAAATCTCACAAAGCTAATTGGATTAGATCTCTACTTGAAAAAGATAAAAAACCTACTATAGAAGTTATTGATGAGGTTTCTAGTGAGGATTGGGAGTTTTGGGAAACTTACTGGATAACACAACTAAGATGCTGGGGATTTAACCTAACAAACTTAACTAGTGGTGGCATAGGACTCAATGGTTATAAACATAATAAAGATAGTAAGCTAAAAATGAGAAAATCCAAACTAGGATGTACTTTGACAAATTCACATAAAGAAGAAATTTCAAAGTCTGTGAAAGACATATACATAGATAGGCCAAACTATAATAGGAGTGGTAATAATATTAAAAAAGTAATTGATAAAGACTTACTATACAAATTATATATAACGGATAATCTATCTATACCAAGTATTTCTAAGGAATTAGGTTTTAGTGGAAAGAAAATATGGCAGTCTTTACAAGACCATAATATTAAAAAAGAAAAAGAAGTTTGGAAAAAACAACTTAGTAACTCAAAGAAAATTGTGTATCAATATAGTTTAGATGGTAACTTTTTAAAAGAATGGGATTCCCCAGCTCAAGTAAATAGAGAACTAGGTTATAATAAAGGCAATATAGCAAATGTGTGTAGGGGTTTGTCAAAGACAGCAATGGGATTCATATGGAGATATAAAGATGAGTTCATTAAGATTGATTTAGATTTGATAAGATAAGCAATATTTGTAACTTAATATATACTTTATGAATCATATTAAAAAATTCGAAAATTATACGCCTGAATTAAACTATTCATTAGAATATTATAAAAAATTCAAAGAGTCGGATTTTCCCAAAACTCTAACTTTTAGTAATCCTAAAGCAACATATAAAAGAGTTGCATTTGTACCAGGATCTAATAAGGTATTTATGGACTATCGTTTAGATAGTAAAGATCCTAATAGGGATAATAGTTACGAAGGAAGTATACCAGAGCAAGTTAGATTTAATTTTTCGGTCACATATGATATGACTGATAAGAAAGAGAAAACTAAATGCTTTGTGAAGATTGAAGCTGGGACACTTACTTGGTTAGAATTTGATTATGAGGATGGTGAAATTGATTACATGGATGTCAAAAGAGCTAAACTAACTACAAAATCATTTAGTGATATAAAAAAAATACTCAAAAAATACTCAATATAATTATGGGAAAAAGAAACAAAAGATTTATAAAAACAATGGCAATGTTTATAAAAGAAAGTGCTGAAGTGGACGAAACTTATATAGAGACAATTGAATTTGATGATGAAACATTAACTATACACAAAATTGCGGATAGTCCATTAAAAACACAGTTTTATGCTAATACATTGGAAGGAGAATCTTACATTGATATAAGTAAGATATTATCTGATAACATGTTAATAGATGCTGTGTGGATAGAGAAAGGTGGTGATGAAGAAAGAATAGCTGATAAAATAGATTGTTTGTCTAAAACAGACAAAACTACTAAGGCTGGTTTTAAAACTTTCATAATGTATAAAATGAACTACCCATTAGCTAAAGACTAATGTGTTTCGGGTTTCACAGAGTGTGCTTCTTCACAGAAGTCTGATTTACTCTCCACCTTTGTATTGGACAGTCCCTGCCCAAATATTTTTAAACCTTCTTTTAGAATGTTTTTACTTGCATTTATGTCCCTATCATGAGTTTCACCACAAGGTGAGCAAGTCCATTCTCTGTCTGAAAGTTTTAATCCTTGATTTATCCAACCACAACTATTACAAGTTTTTGATGATGGAAAAAATCTACCTATTTTAACAAGTTCTTTTCCATACCAATTACACTTATATTGAAGTAATGTAACAAAATTACCCCAACTTACATCAGCAATATGTTTAGATAACTTATGATTTTTAATCATACCCTTTACATTCAAATCTTCAACACTTATTAAATCATAAGATTCGACAAGTTCTCTACTAACTTTGTGTAAGGTATCCAATCTACAACTTGCTATCTTTTCGTGAATTTTAGCAACTTTGAGTCTTTGTTTTTCAAACCCATTACTACCTTTTTGTTTACGAGATAAATGCTGTTGTACTTTCTTTAATTCTCTAGCATACTTTTTAGTATATTTATTATTTTTATATTTTTTATTATCTGAGGTAATCACAAAATCTTTGATACCTAAATCAATACCCACTTTTTTACCAGTTTTAGGTAATTGTTCGATTTCTTGTTCGGTGAAAATAGAAACATAATATTTACCTGTTGGTGTTTTAGTAATGCTCATTTTACCAATTTTGCCTTTAATTTTTCTCCTATCTAATTTAACTTTAATACCACCTTTAAATTTAGGTATAATTATTTTATTTTCTTCTAATCTACCAAACTGAGGAATAGTGAATGTGTTTTTGTTTTTTCTTGATTTAAAATTAGGAAACTGAGCATTACCACGAAAAAAATTAACATAAGAAGTATCTAAACACCTTAAAGCAAATTGTATAGTCTGGCTATTAACTTCTTTTAACCATTTATAATCTTCATCTTTCTTTAATTCTGTTAAAGATTTTGCTTGAACATAATAGTTATCTGATTTCTTATCTTTTTGATATTGTTCTTTACGCTCATTAAGAAAATGGTTATATATGAATCTTGAACACCCAAAATGTTTAGACAACAAGATTTCTTGCTCTTTATTTATGGAATCTATTAAAAGACATTTGTGATATTTGAATAATCTCTGGTCCGCCTATAAAATCTTCTAGTGTTCTACATCCAGTATATGACATAGCGGATTTTAAATAATCGCTAAAGTTTTCTACCCATCCGTCCAAAGTATATTCGACCAAGTTATATTTGGTTATACCTTCACCTGTTTTTAAATCTTTTTTATTCCAGGCTTTCTGTACTTCTTTTGTTGACATACCTCTATAGTATTTATATACATTATCACCACTTTCAAATAATGTCCTAGCAGTCATATAATCCTTTTCTACATAAGTATTATCACTAAGCTTAGTATAACTAGTGCTACAACTTTCCATACATTTATTAAAAATACCACCAAGCATAACATAATCAGCACCAACTGCAATGGCTTTTATAACATCTGAAAAGCTTCTAAAGCCACCGTCTGCTATTATTTTTGTTGGCTTAGCATACAACAATCCTATATCATAACACTCTGATATAAGCGATGCCATTGGGTAATGGATAGATACATTGGCAGATGTTGTACAAGAACTTCCACCACCTATACCAACTCTTATATAATCAACACCAATAGCACAATAAGTTTTATATGTTTCTGGGTTGGCTATATTACCAACCATAAGTTCCTTATCATTGCCATACTTATCTTTTATCTTTTTTGATATATTTATAAGTTTTTCCATATGACCATTAGCAACATCTATTAGTATCCTATTTGGTAATAACAAATCATTATTTACTTTCTCTATAATATCATCAAGTCCATATGAATAGAAATACTTCTGTTCACTGCCTTTCTTGAACTTAACATTTCTGGGTAGACAAACGTTTATATCCTTATCGTGAAATGTTTTAGAATTATTCCCATCAATAACTGTATCCATTGGTGCAGTGAATAAAGGAAGCATATTATATAAGTCTTTTATAGTAACTTCATTTCTTGAAGATATGCTACTTGTACCCTGTGGTACTAATGATATGTCATTCCAATCTAGTTTTATATCTCTCATATTAGTAAAAGATATATCTACCTTGTTCATCATCTATACAATAAATAGAAATGGGGTATAGTTTGACAATTCCTTTCTCTTCCTTTACCATAACTCTAATAGTTCCATCTATAATCTCTTGATTACTTATCTTAGCAGTTGAGCCATTAAGACCTTTGAATACAGAAAAACTATCACTAGTGCTATATATTTCCATAAAGTTCTCATTACCATTTATCCTACCCTTCATACTTTTGGGATAGGCTTTGTTAATCATACTCAAGATAGAGTCTTTCTCTGTGATTTCTACTTTTACTTCGTGTTTTGTCATTTTAATGATTTTTATTATTTATTATTTATTGTTTTATGCTCAATGTTCTAAAAAGTTTAATAAAAGGAGGCTTTGAATAATAATATATACTTTTAACACCGAGGGGCGAATGCCCTTACTTTAGGATCGGTGTAGTTATAACAACTATAAAAAGCCAGAAATTCGCTACTTCTGGCTTTTATTTTTAAAGATATACTTGCTTTAACTTTAAATTTCTTATAAATGATTTATTTTCTATAGCTTGTGAATCAGTAACTGACAATATAAATGTAACTCTAACATCACCGTTTTTGAAAGCCGATGAAATTGTCATTCTTTCTATAGTAGAATTGTATAATACATAAGACACTTTAGGACTATTATCATCATATATTATAAATTCAATATCGCCACTAGTTCCTTTAATATCTAAATACACTTTTTTTGGAATGGTGCATGTCATTCTGACTGATTCCCAACTTTGCCAGCTATTAGGTCTTATGTTACTAACAATCTTATTACAAATGTAAAATACACTATTGTATATGAATTTCATTTTATTTATTTATTAATTTAAAACAAATATACTAAATAATTATATATTGACAACATAATCATTATAAAAAATATATTTTTAGTGTTTTTTGCAAGGAGCGATGGTTTAGATTATATATAGAAAATGGATAATAAAACAAGAGAAGAATATAATACATTTATAGAAAAGGTAAGTCAACACTCAGTAAAAGAGTCTTGGGTTAAAAAGAATTTGCCCAATTTTTATGAATTTACAAATAATTTAATTGGAATATCATTTACAGAAAAGGTATACTTAATAGAAAATGAAAAAGCTAAGTGTAAATCATGTGATGGTAATGTAAAATTTTTATCAATAAAAAGGGGATATAGGGAATTTTGTTCTTATAAATGTTCTAATAATAATTTAGCCTTAATTAGTACTAAAATATTATCTTTTAAAAAAAATAGCATAGATAAATGGGGTGTTGATAATCCATCTAAAAGTGAAGTGGTCAGAGATAAAATCAAAAAAAGTAAATCTATGATAGATTACGATAAAGTGAATGAAAAAGTGAAAAAGACAAATAATGAAAGATATGGAGTTGATAACGTATCACAAATAGATGAAATAAAGGCAAAGAAAAAAATAACAACTAAACATAACTTTGGTGTTGATAATCCTTTTGAGTCAGAGGAAATTAAAAATATAATAAAGAAGCAAAATATGGTAAAATATGGTGTCACACATCATATGAAGTTGGGAAAAGTGATTGATAAACTTAAAAAAGACAATATAAATAGATGGGGTGTTAATAATTATACAAAAACTAAAATGTATAAAGAATTAATGTTTGAGAAATATAGAGGTTGTGATATTAGAACTAACTTAAATACTAGTACGAATTATATGAATTACTTAGGTTTGGGAAAACATGAGATGTATTGTGATAACAAAGAAAACCACACATTTATTACCAATTCTAGTTTATACCATTCTAGGAATAGACTAAATAATAAGCAATGCACTACATGTTTCCCAGTTATGAGTACTTCGTTTAAGGAATTAGAATTGTATAACTTTATAAAGAGCATATATAATGGACAAATTATACAATCCTATAGAGATGGTCTAGAAATAGACATATATTTACCTGAATTAAAAATTGGATTTGAGTTTAATGGATTATACTGGCATAGTGAATTATTCAAAGATAAAAACTATCACCTAGACAAAACCAAGCATTTTAACAAAAGGGATATAAGAATTATACATATTTGGGAAGATGATTGGTCAGATAGAAGGGATATCTTAGAAAGTCAGATAAAAAATTGGATTGGATTAACGGATAATAAAATATATGGTAGAAAATGTGTTATAAAAGAAATAGATGATGTTAGTGAATATAGAAACTTCTTAAATAATAACCATATACAGGGATATGTATCTGCGTCTTTAAAAATAGGACTATATTACAATGATGAATTGGTGTCCTTGATGACATTTGACCATTTTGAAGGACGTAAGAAGATGTTAGACTCTGAATGGAATTTGTCAAGGTTTTGTAATAAAATAAATACTAGTGTTATAGGAGGTGCTAGTAAATTAATATCATATTTTAATAAAACATATAAACCAACTCGTGTCATATCATTTGCAGATAAATCATGGTCAACTGGTAATTTGTATACTAATCTAGGATTTTATATTAAAAATATCACATATCCCAATTATTCATATATAGTTAATAAAAATAGATCAAATAAACAAAAGTGGACTAAGAAAAAGCTTATTAAGATGGGTTATGATAAAAATTTATCAGAATCCAAAATAATGGAAGATAACCTTGGTTCTTATAAAATATTTGATTGTGGACAGATAAAGTTTGAAAAAATATATTGATAAACAGGTCCTGTATTAATATAAGTTAAACATATCAAAAGATATTAAAAAATATCTAGAAATAACTAAACATAGTAGAGTTATAATGATATATATAGTAAACAAAATTTAATTATATGAGCAAACAAGAAGAACCAATTTTAAAGGAAAATCCAAATAGATTTGTAATATTTCCATTACAACATAACGATATTTGGCAAATGTATAAAACAGCAGAACATTCATTTTGGACTGCCGAAGAAATTGACCTATCACAAGATATGGACGATTGGGAAAATAAGTTAAATGATGATGAAAGATTTTATGTTAAGAATGTCTTGGCTTTCTTTGCAGCAAGTGACGGGATAGTTAACGAGAATTTAGCTGAAAATTTCTTAACTGAAGTTCAGTATGCAGAGGCTAAATTCTTTTATGGCTTCCAAATCATGGTAGAAAATATTCACTCGGAGACTTACTCTCTATTAATTGATACTTACATCAAAGATAATGAGGAGAAAGACCGCTTGTTTAATGCACTAGAGACTGTGCCTTCTGTGAAAAAGAAAGCAGATTGGGCTTTACAATGGATTGAATCAGATTCATTTGCTGAGCGTTTAATTGCTTTTGCAGCAGTTGAGGGTATATTTTTCTCTGGATCATTTTGTTCTATCTTCTGGTTGAAGAAAAGAGGTTTAATGCCAGGTCTTACATTTTCAAATGAACTTATATCAAGAGATGAAGGCTTACATTGTCAATTTGCAACTATGATACATAACGATCATGTTATAGACCAAGTTCCAAAAGAAAGAATTAAGGCTATATTATGTGATGCTGTTGAAATTGAGAAAGAATTCGTATCAGAATCTTTACCAGTTGCACTTATTGGTATGAACTCAGACCTTATGAAGCAGTATATAGAGTTTGTTGCAGACTTCTGGTTATTAGAACTAGGTTGTGAAAAAGTTTATAATTCTGAAAATCCATTTGATTTTATGGACATGCTTTCTTTACAAAACAAAACCAACTTTTTCGAAAAAAGAGTGGGTGAATATCAAAAAGTATCTGATAAAGCTATTGATTATGATGACCTTGATGAAGATTTCTAGAGATTTATATTTTATTTTAATGAAAACCCATAATTATATTATGGGTTTTTTTATTTAATATATAACGTAAGTGATAAACTTAAAATGAGTAAAATAAACTATGAAATATTTAAGCAAATTCAGTGAAGTAGAAGTAATAAATGAATCTTTACCTAGGCAAAAAAGTGTAGACCAGCTGGAAAGAGTTATGAAGTTATCTTCTAAGACAGATATAGGGAATAGAATATCAGATATGAGTAAGGAAGGTGCTAATATTGTGTATATTAGAAATCCTATTGAGAATGGATTAGAGTCATATGAAGATTTTGAAAAAAAGAATAAAAAGTTTATACCATCATGGAACTTAAAACACTTAATGTCTCCTTTTAACGAAAGCTTTGAGTATGATAAAGATTCTAGAGGTAATACAGATCACACCGAGACAGAAAAAATAGCAACTGAAATACTTCCTCGTTTAGAAAAAATGAGAAGTGATGGTGAATCTGTAACAGTAAGAGTATTGGATAAGATGTTAGATAAGCTAGATATACACAAAAGTAAATTTGACTCAGTAATGCACCATGTTGTTGATAAAGGATTCGACCTTGATATGGAACAAGATTTAGGTGCAGATGAAGATGAAAGCTACTTAGATATTAAGATTAAGTAATTACCTAAGAACCATATACTTAATACCATTAACTATTTTAGTTTCATACTTACTACCATCATTTACTTTTTTCTTAGTTGACTTTTTAGTAGACGAAGCGGTTTTTTTATTCTTTTCTGGTTCTCCATACTTATTTTTAAGAAGTTCTTTCATTGAAAATTTTTCCATAGCAGTTGTTTTTTTTTACAAATATAATATTTTAATATATATATAAATTAAAAATAAGTAAAAATATGATAATTACAAGCTATTCATTGTTCATCAATGAGAAAAACGAAACCAAAGAAGAAAAAATATATGAATATGGATGTGCTATGTTATACTTCAATGTTAAGAACTGGGAAGAAATAACTAGCTTTATAGACAAAGAGGATATAGGTGAAGATGGTTTGGAAGATGAGCCTCACTTAACACTTCTATTTGGACTTCATAAAGATGAAGTTAGCATAGATGACGTGAAAAAGGCATTTGAAGGTTATACTTCTATTGATATAGAATTAGAGTCAGTTGATTTATTTGAGAATGATAAGTTTGATGTTGTTAAATTCAAAGTTAAAAAAACTAAAGAATTGTTAGATATTAATGAAAAATTATCTATATTGCCACATACTACAGACTTCCCTGATTATAATCCACATATCACAATAGCTTATGTGAAGAAAGGTAAGGGTAAAAAGTATGTTGTTGATAATTACAATGCTACTCTATCATCTAAAAAAGTTATGTACTCGGCAGATGAAAAGACTATGTTTAAACTAGAAGAATAACCTTAAAATAAATAAAATGAATTACAAGTCAATACCAGAAATGCTTAGTTGGTTAGAAAATAAATCTGAAATAAATTGGATTTTACTGGACACTGAAACCACAGGACTCAAAGGTTCTAAAATAGAGCAACTAACTCAAGTGTCTGCTAAGTTAGTTAAATATGATTATTTAGAAAATAAATTCTTATACAAGGCAGAATTTGATGAAAAAATATTATTAACCGCTGAAACAATTAGGCGTTATGATATAGTTAAGCCTATATTAGAGTTTAATCATTATGATGATGGTGATTATGTGTATAAAAATGAAAATATTGTACTAGATAGTTTTTTTGAATTTATAAAACAAAATACTCCTAGTCTATTAGTTGCACAAAACGCACCGTTTGATGTTGATATGTTAACTGGTAGGTATAATCATAAAATAGTTGAAGAAGTTTTTGATACTAAAATGCTTATTAGGTTATATTTAATACCTATTTTCCAAAAATTATCTGAAACTGATAACCATTATAAAGAACTCCTAAATAAAATTGGAACATCTGATAGAGACAATGGTCTTATATCATCTTCTTTGTCCAAAATCGGTCCAGCACTAGATATAGATATGAAAGGATACCATGATGCACTTACAGATTGTGTATTAATGGGTGAGATGTGTATAAGTATATTTAGAACTATGAAAGATAACCATTCTTTAGACATAGAGAAGTATCAGCTAGATAGAGTGAATGTTATAAAGACTAAGAAACAATGAAATTAGATACAACAGATAAAACAACAAGACCAGATTCCAAGCTATTTGAAGGTTGTTTAGTGTTTTGGAAATATGAGGAAATGGTATATCTTAGAGTATATAATAAAGAAACAGATACTGCAACAATATCTTTCAAAGACTTTGATATACCAAAATTAGAAGTTCCTTTAATTGAACTATCTATTATTTGGACCCAGTAAACCTTAGATAGATAGAGTGAATATGTTAAATAAATACTAAAAAATAAACAAACAGTAATATTGCTTATATAAAGATTCAGTATTATAAAGTGTCGAGAAATAAAGAAAAATAAATAAAAATAAATCTAAACTTTTCAGACCTTTTTAATATAACATATATCAACAATTAAGTTGAATATAAAAATAAATAAAAAGCAATATTATGGAAGAATTAGATCAATTATTTGACGGAAGTCTAGACACGAAAATGGACTTCTTAGAGGAAAAAAAGACCTCAAACAACGATGGAATTTATCGTGTTGACTTGACAAAGGTTAAGGACACTAAAAGAGGATATCGTTCAGTTGTTAGGTTTTTACCTAACCTAACAGAGGAAGGTAAATTAGGACAAGTAGCACTTGAAAAGATTTCACACTATGTAGAAATTAAAGAACCAAGAGAATTAGGTGGTTATTATGACTCTCCTAAAAACTTTGGAGAACCATGTCCACTTACAAATCTTTTTTACCAGATGAAGAACTCTAAGAATGCAGTTCTTGTTGAGAAGGCGAACGTTCTTAACTACTCTAGAAAGTACTACTCTTATGTATTAGTACTTGAAGATGAGCAACAACCAGAGTTAGTTGGTAAGATTATGGTTATGCAGTATGGTAAGACAATTAAGGACAAGATTTCGGCAGAAAAGAATGGAGAAATCTCTGGTGAACCTTGTAATGTGTTTGAACTAGCAGATGGTAAGGACTTTGTATTAATCGTAAAAGAAATCTCTACAGGAGATGCAACTTACCCTGATTACAAAATGAGTATGTTTAAGCAACAAACTACATCTCTACCAATCTACTTTAAAGAAACTAAAGAGTTTAAGAATGTACCTTTAGATGAAAATAACAAAGTAAGTCAAAAGGCACAAGGAAAGATTAAAGGATTTTTATTAGATAGAGATCATAATGTAGAAGACTTCGGTCCTAAGCCACTTACTGACGAACAACATTCGAAAATTTCAGAAATTACGAATATATTACTTGGTAAGTCGTCTAATAGCTTTAATAGTGCTAATTCAACTAGTGCTTCTGAACAAAAGCCCGAATCAAGCGACTTCGATTTCGAGAATAACTTCACGGAAGGTAAAGAAGAAGCAGTTAGTACTGACGAAGATGACTTTTTTGACGACCTCTAGTAGATAGTTAATATTAAGAAAGCACACATTATACAATGTGTGCTTTTTTTTGTTGTATTATTAAACAAATTAATATTTAAGTATATAATAATAAATAATAAAAGTGTTTTGATAGAATATTTAAACAAAATTATTAAAACAATAAAAAATAAAATAAATAACATGACTTTAGCTAACAAAACTTTTAGAAACAATAAGACAGGAGAAACTATAAGAGTTTTAGATAATTTTGGGGATACTGTAGTTTTAGAAAACAAGACTAAGATTGATAAGAGTGTATTATTAGATACATCTAAATACTCGGAACAAATAGATCCTAGTTCTTTTTTAGATACATCTAGTGCCTTTTCTAGTGTGCTTAATGACATCAAAAATCTAAAAACAGATGATATGATTGATGAAAATGTTAGTTTTGATAGAGATGACTCTTTTAAACCTTCTAGTAATGAGAGTGCAATCATACAATCTAGCGAAGAGGAAGAAAGAGCAGCATTAGCTAAAAAGTATGGTGCTGAGGTTGATGTTTCTGATAGTGTGAATAAGCAGAATGAAGCTATGAATAGAATCATAAACGGTGATGATACCCCTAGTGAAAATCCTAGTAATGCTAGAAAATCACAAGATATATCTTATGATACTAAACAAACTAGCGAAACTAGGGAAACTACAACAAGACAATCTAATGCAGAACCTATACAACAAACACAGAGGATAGATGAAGATCCGATTATAGCAATGTTTAAAAATGTCAAGAAGAATGTACCGTTTACTTTTGATTTAGAGATAGATAGGAAAATACCTCGTCTAGATTTTATAGAGATGATGGAGGATTCATATAATGTATCTATTATTGATTTTTTAGCTGAGGAATTCACTAGAGAGTTATTACATAATCCATCCTTAGTAAAAGATAGAATTAAGAGAGAAATTGAGATAAAAGTCTATGGTGAATCTGAATCTGATAAGAAAGAATCTAAACCTAAAGCTAAATCTAGTAAAAAGCCTAGTGCAAGTGATAGGGTTAAATCGATATCTAAGTTAGAAACAGTAGAAGAAATTGATGTAGCTTTAAAAGGCGAGACTGCTAAGACTGTAAAAGAAGCGGGTAAGAAAAGAATTAGTGAACTAAAAAAATAGATATAATATGATTCAAGAAAATTTATTACAATCAGCAGTAACTATAAGACAAGAGTATTTAAAGGTTTCATCTAATATAGAACTATATCACAAAAGATCAAAAGAAATAGTATCTATTCTAGATAAGAATATAGAGAGTCTAGATAAGCTACAAAAAGACATCAAGAGTAAGAAGGTAACTGATCCAGAGAAGTCAATATCTAAGCTAATGGAGGTTATTAAAGAGGTAGAGGTAGAGGGAAATAAGCTAGAAACACTTATGGCACCCATGAATAAAGAGATTGAGAAACTACAAAAGGAAGAAAATGAGTTATTTAGAACATTAAAAGAAAAAAACCCAGAATTATCTGATGATCAGATAATTAAAGAGGTTGGGGATAGGCTTAGACAAGAAAATTTATAAATTCTGACTATGTAAAATAATCGATTACTGTATTATCTCATAATAAAAGTAAAAAACTACATTTTAATAGAATATGTTTTGTATATTTGTCAAAATAATATAAACTTAAAACATAAATTATGAGTAATTCACCAGTAAGTGGTATTCTAGTAGACTTTAAATTAGAAGGAAGTGGTATTGTAAACTTTGATTCAACAGATCAGAAGTTCATGTTCTTCAAAGATGCTAATAAAAAAGATGATGATAGAATGCCAAAAGTAAAAGCATTGGCACAGATTAACGATAATTGTAACTATTCTAAAAAGAATTTCTTCTATAACGAGAAAGGTCAGTTAGATTTTAAGGTTAAGATATCAGCAGAATGTTTTAACAAGGCACTGTTTAAAGAAGATTACGTAGAAGATAACCCAAGAGCTTTATATGATAAGAATACTCTTTATAACTACCTAGGATCTACACATGCAATCCTAAAGGGTTATTTGAAAGCAACAAAGGGTGAAAGTTTAAAAAGAAAAGGTCCAATAACCACAGGCAATATCCAACAGACATGTACTGCACTACCTACTTTACCACAAGCAGTTAAAGCAGGTAGTAAAAAGTCTCCAATCTCTGGAAAGGGTAGTACAAGCTTGTTTCAATATGAGTCTTTAGGAGATATAAAATATAGTGGTACTTCCTTTATAGACATTGGACAATTACAATTTTTATCTTGTGATGCAGCTTTCGATAGATATGGATTTAATCCAGATAATGCTGAGATATTGATAAAGTCTTTGAATATGAATCTTAATAGCACTGATACAAAGTTGGCATATTACAAATTATCAACATCATGTCTAGATCTTGCAGAATATGGTATTAAGCTGAATGATGATAATGTTGTATATTTGGTAAAAGAATATATATACCGTTTGTTAAAAACACAAATAAAAAGAAGTAATGCTAGTGCTGATGTAATTAGCGTTAGAATAAAGCTAGTAAGAGATCCTTATGTAGATACTATGAGAAATCCAGAAGGTTGGGATGATATAAAAAATATGAAAGATATTAAAAATATCTCGTTTAAACCCTTTGATTTTTATGAGGAAGTTAGTGGTCATATAGTTGAAAAAACAGAAGAAAGAATTAATAAAGGTATCGAAAAAGAAAAGGCTATAATCAAAGAGGCGGCTGAAGAGAAAGCATTAAAGTCTAAAAAGAAATAAAAATAATTTATGGAATATCTTAAACTAATATTCAAAGATGCCAAATTATTTAGGTATAATAAAGGCACTAAAGACAAGTCTATATATTCTGGGCCTAAAGTTCATAGAGTTAATAGAAATAACTTATTTTCTTATGTAGAGCCAATAACACATCATCAATTGTCTAATTCAATTCATGTACTTCTAGGTGAGAGACCTGTTCCTCTTCATAGAAAAGTCTTTTATAAGAGAATAAGTGAAATTGATGACTTGGTGTCAAATTCACTTATTCGTGTAGAAACTGTGTTTAAACCTGTTTTTAAAAACAATAAGGTCAATAAGTATCTAGAGACTATATCAACTAAGAAAGCTTTCTACAATTCATTTAATCCATCAATTAAATTGAATTGGGAACTAGTTAGAAAATATATGACTTATAATAAAGGTCTAGCCTGGGGGTATTTTGTAAAGGAGTTTTCAAAAATACTTAAAAAGAACATTCTAGAATATAACTACAAAGACATAGAGTCAGAGATAAGAAATATAAAAGATGACACAAAAGTCAAAGCTGTTTTTGTAGCTATTTCTAGACTTGGTAAAACAGCATTGGTTAGAACTATCCAGACTGGTAAAAATACTGTAACTTCATCAATACAAGACGGAAGTCCTATATTGGTAAATAGTGGTATTGAGAAGTTTGAAATATACAATGGTGAAATATTAATACCAGTAAATGACTTTTTACGAGAAAGGGAGAGTGTGATGAAGCCATTTTCAACTATATTAGATGGTGGTATTGTATTTATTGATGGCATCATTGATGAAGAAGATATAAGTAGCAGAGAGTTTGATAAATACAAAAAAGTATCTGATATATCAAATCAAATTATTAACCATTAAAACATAAAACATGAGAATTAAAATTAGTTTTACTCCAAACACTGAACCATTAATTAATAATCAGAAAATAGTAAATGGATTTATACATAAATGTCTAGGCAAGAACAACAAATATCATAACTCTGTATCAGATTATACAATATCAAACCTAGAAGGTGGTGTGTTTATAAATGGTGGACGAGATGTAAATTTTCCAAATGGTGGCTTTATTGTTGTGAGTTCGTTGAAAGAAGATTTTATCGGTAAAGTCATAAATGGATTACATTTAGATGGTAATCTAGGAAAGGGTATGAAAGTAAATGGTATTGATTACATATCTGGAAATTTTTATAGTGGATATAATCATTTTAAAACACTTAGGAATGGTATTCTTCTAAAGACAAAATTAGGATTTTTAACATTAAAAGATAGTGGATTTGAAAAAGCTTTAGAAGAACAAACTAGATCCAAGTTTTCTAAGATAAATAAAGGATTAAGTTTCAAAGACTTCAAAATTGAAATTGGTCATAATAACAAATCAAACAGAACTATAAATGTTTATGTAAATAACATCAGAAACAAATCTAGCTATTGTCCACTCACTATATATGGTGATAGAAGTCTTATTGAACATATATATAATTATGGATTGGGTAATAGCACTGGTTCGGGGTTTGGGACTCTAATTAGAACTGATAATATTAGCAAATACCATCCAAAAGAAGAGCTATTTTAGTAGTTTTTATATCCTAAATGACACTTATATATCTAGCTTTCAGCTAGATATATAAGTTAGGATAGTAATCATATTAATACGCAAGGTAATCACAACGGGATAAGTATTCCTTTGGATAAATTTTCTGATAGTAATCATATTAATACGCAAGGTAATCACAACATAAGGGTAAAAATGAATTGGTACGTGATAGATAGTAATCATATTAATACGCAAGGTAATCACAACATGGACCTACCATCATCTTAATTACAGCATGATAGTAATCATATTAATACGCAAGGTAATCACAACACTTACAACGCAAGCTAGAAAATCTTGCAAGATAGTAATCATATTAATACACAAGGTAATCACAACCACAAATCAAAGTTCCAACAACTCGATTATGATAGTAATCATATTAATACGCAAGGTAATCACAACCCATAAAAATTTGTAGCAAAAGACCTCCTAGATAGTAATCATATTAATACGTAAGGTAATCACAACGGTAGCTTAATAAGTAGCTTCATCATTCTTTGATAGTAATCATATTAATACGTAAGGTAATTATCTACATAGATAAAAATAGTTCTTTGACATTTTAAAACAAACCACTAAATAATTAAATGTAGTAATTACAACACTTTATTGACATATGCTTTAATAGCACTATATAGAAATCATATTAATACATAGGGTAATCACAACCTTAACACAAATATCTACCAAAAGGCTTAGATAGTGATCATATTAATACGTAAGGTAATCATAACATAGAACCTGAATATCTTAGTGTTATTTTTGATAGTAATCATATTAATACGCAAGGTAATCACAACAAATACTTAATAGGACTCTTTTTGAAAAGTGATAATAATCATATTAATACATAAGGTAATCACAACAACGCCATTATGGCTAGGATTATACAAAAAATAGTAATCATATTAATACATAGGGTAATCACAACACTCGTCTATATTGGCTGTTTTGATTTTAAGATAGTAATCATATTAATACGTAAGGTAATCTCAACTGGTAATTATTTTATAAAGCATGGTAGCATGATAGTAATCATATTAACACGTAAGGTAATCACAACAATATAGATGATGTTCTGCCTCCTACTTTAGATAGTAATCATATTAATACATAAGGTAATCACAACTAAATACACGTTTAAACTGTCTGAATATGAAATATTAATCATATTAATACGCAAGGTAATCACAACATGAAATGGTCTAATTTTCAGTTAAAGGAGATAATAATCATATTAATACACAAGGTAATCACAACATGAATGCTAGCGGTTTGTACTAATCGTATTAATACGCAAGGTAATCACAACCATCACCCCTTTAATCATTGTAAACGTGATGATAGTAATCATATTAATACGCAAGGTAATCACAACTACTCTTCTCCCAGGAGTAAAAGTTATGTAGATAGTAATCATATTAATACGTAAGGTAATCACAACTACGAAGTAGACTTAACACCCCTTTTTGGAGATAGTAACCATATTAATACATAAGGTAATCAAAACCGACCTTCGCAACAATCGAAGCTAATTATTAGTAGTAATCATATTAATACATAAGGTAATCATAAATATATATAGCAATTGTTTTTTTTATTAGTATATTCGCAGTCTAAAATATTAATATGATAGTAGCAAAGTCGAATAATGGTAATAATATATCATTAGAGGAACATTCAAAGGAAGTCAGTGATAAGGCTGTGAAAGAATTAAAAAAATTACCAAATGTGAAAGAACACTTAATGGTAAACATAAAGGTAGCTTCTCTATTACACGATATTGGGAAGTCAACAGACTCTTTCCAAAAACATATAAATGGAGAGAAAGTAGATAAGAAACATAAAAACAAGTACTTACATCAACAAGTTTCATGGGCTTTTGTAGATACTTATTTCGATTATGTAAATTATTTCAAAGACAACGAAATAAAGAATTGTGTTGGTAAAAACATAATACCCAATCTAATATATTGGCATCATGGTATCTTGGACAATGAGGGGATTTGTGCCAAAGATGTTTTAGGTAGTATACCATCTAGTGATATAGATACCATGAAGAAAGAGCTTGGTAAACTAATTGACAGTAAGTATATCATTAATAATCCTAAAAAAAATAACAATACTAGACCTGATTACTTTTTATTTAACAAAGATAGGAAAGAAAAAACAGACAACCTCAACCGAGATATAACATTAATTAGAATGATATTAGTTTATTCTGATAGAACTATATCTGGTGCTGATGATATAAATCTTAAAAAAGCAAACAAGTTCTTATTTGAAGTTTGTCACTTCCCTGACGACAAAAGATTCAAAGAGCAAAAAAAGATTATAAATGATATTAAGGATGAGGATAAAACTACAATAATTAAAGCACCTACAGGATTTGGTAAAACTATGTTAGGTCTTATGTGGAGTGAGAAGTCAGATAAAAAGTTATTGTGGGTATGTCCTAGAAATAATATAGCAATATCAACATACTATTCTATTGTAAAAGAATTAGAAGACTCTGAAAAGAAAGTAAATATAGAACTAAGGTATGCTGGGAAGGTTCAAAAGTCAAGCTTTAATGGAGAAGGAAAAGAAGCAGATATCATTATTACAAACATTGATTATTATCTAAGACCATATAGTAATGCTGGTAAAGACATGTCTCTTATGTATTTTATAATACATAGTGATGTTATATTTGATGAGTATCATGAAAATGTAACTGATTTACCTATATTTAGCCTCTTTATAAACCTTATGAGAGTTAGAAACATAAAGACAGATTCTAGAACTTTGTTATTAAGTGCTACACCCATCGATATAAGCCATTTGTGGACTACTAATTCAAACAAAACTAAGATTATACCTAATGGAAAAAACCACTTACCTTCTATACATAAGAAAGAATATAAAGTTAATATTATAAATAAGATACCTAGTACAATATCAAACGATGAGATATTATTTGTTAACTCAATAAAAGAATCTCAAGAAATTGCAAAGGAGTTAACAGATGCTATATTAATACACTCTAATTTCATAGAAGGTGATAAATTAAAGATGTTTGATAAATTATTAAAGGATTATGGTAAGGATTCTAAAACAACTAACAGAAAGCCTTACATATCAACACTTATTTTACAAGCGGCTCTTGATATATCTTTTAATAATCTATATGAGATACCATTATCCCCAGAATCCACATTACAACGGATAGGAAGATGTAACAGATGGGGTCGGAATAAAACTGCTACTATAAATATTATAGACACTTGTCCCACCACATCAAATGGCTATGTCGTTGATATAAAATATAATGAGAGTTTAAGAAAACTTTGGGTTGATCATTTAAAATTATTGAGTGGTAGTTCCTTAACACTTGACGAGATATATGTACATTATAATGATTTTAATATTACAAATAATACTGAAATAGTAGATTACATAGATGACAGTCTTCATCAAAGTAATGAAAGTTCGAGTAACAATATATACCCAGTCAAGCATTATAACACAACACCACCAAGTTATATGTCGGCAAATTCTAACCCACTTAGAAGCAACGGTTCAGAAGTATTTTTTATAGTACAGGACGTTAAAGGCAAATGGGTTGGTCCATTCACCAAGAGCATGTACGATAGTTTTGATAAAGATTTTAATGAAGGTGGTACCGCCATTTCGGTAGGTAAGATGATAAAAATAATAAAAAATATATCATCACCTACTTCTGGGTATAAATATAATTATGGTATAAATAGTAATAAACATTATAAAAATATTAAAATAGACGATCTTAGAAGAAAAGCTAGGTTAGATAAATCACCCTATATAGCTATTAATTTCTCTTACGACTATAGGCTAGGGATAATTAAAAAGATTATTTAATAAGTGTTCATTATTTTATCCTGTTCAGTGACACTGAACACTTTAAAATAATGAACACTTTAAAACAACTTAATTAGAGCAACTACCATTTAATATATATGTAAAACAATTACATTAATGGCTAAAATCTCTAAATTTGTAAAATTAAATAAAGATATATTATTAGAATATATTTATAATGATGCTAACCTACTGAGTGAACCATATAACATATTGGTTAACTCAAAAGATAGGACAACTGGATATTTTTCAACAAGTACATCATCCACTAGCAATACAAAAACAAATCAATTATTTAGACTAGATCCAATAGAATCTAAATGGGGTAAGGTAGATGAAAGTAATTATACATTTTTACAAGAAAAAAACTATACTGCATCCTCACCACTAAGACATGATACAGTTAAAATACATTTACCTATAAATTGGACATTTGGACAATACTTAGGATTTTATGTTAGAATATATGCATTTGATAGGTTAAATCAAACACAACATGATTTATCAAATTTCTATTTTGATATGACAGATGTTGAACAACAGTATTTACTTAATTTTTCATCACCACCACTTCTATTCCAAGAGAAACTTTGGGGTAAGAATATTGTATTAGATATACCAGCTTTAAGTGAGGTTTCTACACAATTAACAAATCAAGAACCAACTGAAAATAGTCTTAACTCTGTTCTTACTAATGGTCTTGGTCTAAATATAAATTCCCCAGTATTTATAGATTTTCATTTTATAAATAAAACTCAGAGAATAAATCAAATAAAGACATATTTATTAGAAAGTGCAATTACTACAACAATTCCACAGACACCAGAATTTGAAAAACTAGGTCTTAAAATAGAAAACTCGCCTAATGGTGACTTTTTTGAGATTTATGGAACATACAATGGTAATATAGCTGAATTTAAAAGGTTTATAGATGATGCAATACCATTGGGTAACAGATACTATGTACAATACAATATAACGATATATGAGCAAAATATAAGGGGTAAAACAACTACTATAACACTTACTAATAACTTCAATGAGACTGTTGAATATAGACCTATTATAAAGTACTCAACTACAACTGCTATTATAGATGTAGAACTTAGACTTATAGACTCTGTTGACCAGTCTTATATAATAAGAAGGGCATCATATGGTATGTTACAAGATGAGGTATCTAAGTATTCTCTTAGAATGACTAAAATAAATATAGCTAATGCATCCAAGCCAAAGGTGTATAATATAAAATCTTCAATAAATCCAGATTTAGTTGGAGTTGCTAACTCTTTTGGTGTTATACCAATAAACAACACTCCTAAATCACCTATTAGACCTAGAATAACACTAGATGAATTAAATTCAAATAATAACAATAGTAATAATGGTGGCAATGGTGGCGTTATTGTAGAACAAGTTAAAGTACCATTCCCTGTTTTGGTAGATAGGTTTAATATAATGGCTAAATCAGAAAGTTCAGTATTGGACGAAAGTAGGTTCTATGGATTTGGTAAAATACAAATACTTTTATATCCGTTTGATAATGTAATATCATTCACAATAGCTTCTGGTACTAATGAAAAACCAAAATACCTAGATTTAACAGGTTATTCTGAAATTCTATTTACCATAAAGAACGACAAAACATCAATATCATTCTCTCCTTTTATAGAATCTGGTGAAGTAGACCTAGCAAATGGTATAGTTGTATTTAAAATAACACAAGGTAAATTCAGTCAAATAAAACAAATATTTACTAGTGGTATAAACGTTTTTTATATAACTGGTACTAATTCATCAACTACTTCAGTTGTCTATACTGGGTTATTTAAAATATATGATGATATGAACAATGTTGGAGAATTAAATGATGACATAGAAAATGGTGGGGTAGAACAAGATGTTGTAACTGAACCAGAGAAGGAAACTGCAATAGTAACTAGAAGAGTTATTAGTGATGACAACAGACCAATTAAAAAGTCTAGTTCTGCTAATACACCCAATACTAATAGCAGACCAAATGATGTTAGATTTAGGGATTCTGGTGATGATATATTCAATGAATAAGAGATTTTCATAAGTTAATATATACTATAAATACATATAATTGAATGAGACTTAGTTCGCAATCATCACAGTTCATCTTTAACCTACCACAATCATTTCTTCCAAATGAATTGATAGAGAGTTATCAACCTATATTGGAAAAAAACTGGGTTCAGTATGAAAACGTCATAGACTATATAAATTCTACAATCTTGTCAGTGAATTTTCCAGGTATATCTTTTGATATGCCAGAGCAGATAAGAATGAGGGGTAAGAAAAGAAATTTCAAACCTTCTAAGAATCCACAAGATATAGTATCTACTAGAGAACTTCAAATAACTTTTAGATCAGTTGATGCTTATCTTAATTATTGGCTATTATTTGATATTATAAACAAGCATTATATAGATGTTGAGAATTCTTTTCTGGATCCATTTACTATAACATCATTGGACATACATAGAGATGCTATATACATAATTAAATTTGGTGAGATAATTCTTAGGAGTTTATCAGATGTCAATTTCAATTACTCCCAACAAAGAGTTACTGGTAAAGAATTTACACTAACGTTTAGTTTCAACTTCTATGACATAGAATTTTTATTAGATAAGAGTAAGGTATTAGAGACAAAGAATATTACTACTATAATACAAAAAATATAATTATATGGAATATTTAAAAGAATGGAAAGAGTTCAATCCTGTATTAGATTTAAAAGTAAAGGAGTATGTGAGTATGAATAAGTACAACCTACCAGATTTATGGAACAAGAGTTTGTCTGAGGATGAAAATGTAGATTCTATGATTGAGTACTTTACTAAGTATCCAAATGAAATGGTACATTCTATAAGCAATGATAACATAAGAAAAGCGAGTCAGAAATCTAACTCGCTTGAATATGTGCCTATTCTACAGAATATAGGGGGGCATTCTTTCGAAGCCTAAATTTCTTCGTCCCTGGGCTTAGAAACTCTCTTCTTTCTTTTCTTACCAAGACTAACTACTGACTCATCCAAATCTTTATCATAGCTAATTGTTAGTGTAGAACCCTCTTTAGGACTTTCTTGGATGATAAACTCTGTTACATAATCATCAATCCAAGTCTGTAAAGCTCTTTTAAGAGGTCTAGCACCACTATCTAAGTTATAACCAACATCTAGAAGGTGTTCCTTCAATTCATCTGTTACAATTAGATTATATCCAATATCAGAACCTCTTTTAAGTGTCTTAGTAATTTCAAGTTCAACAATCTTCATAATGTCATCTCTGTCCAAATCTTTGAAGTAGATAATATCATCTAATCTATTGATAAACTCTGGTGGAAAAGCCACACTTAATTCCTTTTGTAAAATAGCTTTAACTTTATTGTGTTCTTTCTCAACTGATGTTTTTGTTGAGAAGCCTAGTCCAGTTCCAAAACTCTTAACCTTTCTAGTACCAACGTTTGATGTCATCAGAATAACACAATTCTTAAAAGATACTTTTCTTCCATGTGAATCTGTTACAACTCCATCATCTAACATTTGTAAAAATAGATTGACAACATCAGGGTGGGCTTTCTCAATTTCATCAAAAAGAATAACAGAGTAAGGCTTTCTCCTTACCTTATCCAATACATTACTATCTTCATATCCAACATATCCAGGTGCAGAACCTTGGATTCTAGTAAGGGAGACTTTCTCCATGTATTCAGACATATCTAAACGAATAATAGAATCCTCTGAGTCAAACATATACTTAGCAATTTGTTTAGCCAATTCAGTTTTACCAACTCCACTATTACCAATTAGTATTCCTGAGAAAATTGGCTTGTTAGGATCTTTCATACCAACTCTACCTCTCTGTATAGCTTGTACTACTTTTTTAACTGCTTTGTCTTGACCAACAACGTTATTTGAAATAACATCAAACATTTTGGCTAATTTAGAATTTTCTTTTTGCCCAACCTTACTAACAGGAACTCCAGTTATCATAGATACTACTTGTGCAACATCTTCTTGTGACACAACTTGTGGGTTATTTTTAGTATCTTCTTCCCACTTATCTCTAGCCAATTCTAATTCGGCATCAAGTTCTTTCTCAACATCTCTAAGTCTAGCAGCTTGTTCATATTTTTGAGACCTAATTACTTTTTTCTTTTCTTCTTTAATATCCTCAATCTTTTTCTCGATTTCAGTTATCCTTTTAGGAACAACTATATTTGAGATATGAACTCTTGATCCTGCCTCATCTAATGCATCAATTGCTTTGTCTGGTAAGAATCTATCACTCATATATCTGACTGTAAGATCAACACAAGATTCAATTGCCTCTTGTGAGTAAACCACATTATGATGCTTCTCATATTTATCTTTGATGTTTCCTATGATTTGTAAAGTTTCCTCTGGTGTGGCAGGTTCTACGATTACTTTTTGAAATCTTCTTTCCAAAGCAGCATCTTTCTCAACATGCTTTCTGTATTCGTCTAATGTTGTTGCACCAATTATCTGAATTTCACCACGTGCTAATGCTGGTTTGAACATATTGGAGGCATCTAGGCTACCAGATGCTCCACCAGCACCAACCATAGTATGAATTTCATCGATAAAAAGAATAACATTTGGTTCATCTTCTATTTCACTCATAAGAGCCTTAACTCTTTCTTCAAATTGACCCCTATATTTAGTACCAGCTACCATAGATGCTAAGTCTAACATAACAATTCTTTTATCAAAAAGAACTCTACTTACCTTTCTCTGTACAATTCTAAGTGCTAGACCTTCTGCAATAGAAGATTTACCAACACCAGCTTCACCAATGAGAATAGGATTGTTCTTTTTTCTCCTAGATAAAATTTGAGAAACACGTTCTATTTCTTTATCTCTACCAACAATAAGATCTAGCTTACCATCTTCTGCCATATTAGTAAGATCTCTACTATATGTATCAAGGACAGGAGTCTTAGATTTACCATTCTTCTTGTCAGGGACTTTAAAATCTTCATCTGGTGGTCCATCATCTGCAATAGAGTTTTTCACATCGATAGTTTTTCTTAAGTAATCTTTCCCTTCTTTGTCTTTTTGCATAATTTGATTTTTATTCATAATGTTTATAGTGATTGATAAGTATTTTGTTTCTTAAATATGGACAAATATACAAAATAGTTTTAATTAAATTGTTATAATTTGCTCAATAATTTTTTTAGTTTTTATAACCAACTGATTCATTGTGTTTTAATGAAGTATTTTTTTTAATTTGTAGCTTCTTATTTCTTGTTTGCTTAATCTTACAAAGTGATCACTGCAAAAAGTAATATGCATTGATTTAGAATTGGGATTATATCCATACGTAACATTTTTAACAAATGTGTTATAAAAATTAAACACATTGCTATTAACATTAAATTTGTACATATTTTTTAGTTTATTCAATAGATCCAAATCCAAATTTGTAATAATTGACCAATCTATAGAAGGTATTACATCAGTGTATGTTGTATATGAATTTGATAGAGTGTTAAAATCAGTAACTTCTATTATTTCAGTAACTTCTATTATTCCTATCCCCTCTATATTAATTTCAGTTATCATGCTAGTCTAAGTGGATATAGTAAATTTCTTATAAATACATTTTCCTCACCACCTATTGTATCAACCCATTCTTCATAAGATTGACCACCAAGAATGTCAGTGTCATATTCAGGATATTTTTTCCTATTAAAAACTCTCTCGTCTATTATTAGACAAAAGGCAGTTAATTGATCTCCGAGATCTGGTTCGTAAAAATCACTTGTTAGGATACCTCTATCAGTTAACATCTTGTGATAATTATTGAGACTACCTAGACAATTACCATCAATACCTTTTCTGATGTTAGTAGTACCACCATTTAATATAACAAAAGTTTCGTGATTATCTGCCCAATCTATATACTGTTTATGATATTTATTAAAGGAATTGAGTTTAGTAACATTTCTTCCATATCTAACTACGGAGTGTCCAAACTGTATTCCCTTTTGTATGTCCGATATATTATAAGGGACTAGTCCATACATTCTTAATTCTAGATTTTCTTCTTTTTTCATAATTTTTTAATTAAATTTAAAAAGTTTATCTTTAAAAGATAAACTTTTTTACAAAGGGCTATGATTTTATCCTTCGAGATGGGAAGGGCTTATCACAATTAAGCTTTGCCTATTATACTAGCACCCAATTAGTGAGAGAGGATAGGATTCGAACCCCGAAGTCTGTTAAGACACTCATATTACTTTATATAAGCCCATTTGACCACTCTGGAACTCTCTCATATTCTATACTTTTTCAAATCCACATCTTTTAAGATAGTCTTGTCCAACTTCTGTACCTAACCATTGTACAGTAGAATTTACAATTTTTAATTCTCTTTTTGTTAGTATTTCATACTTAGAATTAAAATCACCAAAAACTCTTGATTCTATTTCTGCTAAGTTTACTTCCTCTGAGAACTCATCTACCATTTTTTTCTCTAATAAATTTCTTTCAAATCTATGATTTTTAAATGTGTCTACCATGGTTATAGTTTTAGTTTATGGTTTTGTTTAAACAAATATACGAATAAATAATTGATTTGTATATATTTTTTATTTTATTGTGAATAGTTTTTCTGTGGCTCTTAACTTTTTATCTGTTATCCCATTCCCACTTGATGATATTTCTTTTTCCCACACACATTCAAAATCATCAGGAGCATTATATTCACTTATAAATACTTGATGACCTTCATTTGATGCCTTTCTACACCAGTCCCAAAACATATTATGATTAATTTTATTATCACCAATATAAGGTCTAGCACCTCTATAAGGTGGATCGCAATAAATAAGACTGTTTGGTGGTATATCTAGACACTCATAGCTACAACAAACAAATTCAACATCTGTTAGATTTGGTTGTTGTTTCATAACATTATTATATGCTTCAATATCATAGTCTCTATTTCCTTTGTTATCTCTTCTATAAGAGCCGAACCACACACTACCGAATACTAGTTGTGTAGCAAAGTAACCAACCATTTCAAGTGGATAATCATCTCTGTTATCCTTCAAATGTAGATATTCTTCCTTAGACACATTCTTTGGTGGTATCCAGCCTTTTTGTAAAGCTTTGTGTAGTGCTATCATATATTTATTACTATCAGAACCAATTCTATTGCCACCAACTTTATCAATTGTGTTCCCACCACCCACAAAAGGCTCGACATAATATTGTCCATTAGTTCTACCTTCTAGTATAATTGGCAATATGTACTTAGATATTCTATTCTTACTCCCTAAATACTTCATTTATATTTTTATTTATTTTTCAACGGTAACTACTATATCAAATTTATCTTCCTCATTAATAATTGCGTATTTTTCTAACATATCCTTTAATACTGTTAAGGAGATATGCTTTTTTTCTTCTCGTTTTCTTTTATCATTTCTAATAGTATACTTTTCATCATCTAACAAAGGGAATAAAATAGCTACTCTAGTATAATCTTTTTTAAAATAGTTAAGAGTGTTTTTTCTTTTTTTAGACATATTAGTCATATCAACAATAGCACATCTTCTATTTTTGTTAGATTCTATGAGCCTTTCTCTTAATAGTGTATTTACTTCTTTCTCATCAACTTCTGAATAAGACTTATTATAATCATCACTACTTGATAACTCCATAATTATATCATCTCTAGATATAATATCAATATTTTCATAACCTTTCATATTTAGTATATTCTCTTTAATCCAAGTGGTTTTGCCAGATAGTGGTAATCCAATCAACATTATGATAAATGGTGTCTTTAATTCGGATATGTTTAAGGCTGGCTTCATTTTGCAAATGTAGTAATTATATTTAATATATACCTTATATGATTAAAAATTATTTAAGTTTTAAAAACCATTCTATTATGGAAAAGTTAATAACAGAATCTGTTGTGTATTACTCACCAAATTTTAGAAATACTATATCAATAATTGGTGGTGATATATCAGATGCATTACTTTCATTAGAAGGCGAGGATATAAACCCAGATATAACTTTTATTGATAACGGTAAAAAAGAAGGATATGTTAGTTTTACAACAATGAATAGTGCTATTAGAAAAGTTAATAATAATGTCAGAGTACCCATAACTAAATTTGATGAGTTTAGTGAAGAATTGGCAGATGAGATACACAATAATGATGTTGGTGGCATATACAAAGGGAATAGAAGTGAGTTTAAAATAGGCAAATTTATTAATAGAGCATTCCCGAGCCGATTTAGTAAAGAAGAAGTTGAAAATTTTGTAAATAAATATAAATCAAACTCAAATTATTCAGAAGCACACATTGAAATAGTATCTGGTGATGAAATACCAGAGTGGTATGACGCGGACAAACACTTTATAAAAAAACGAACTGGTACACTAGGGAAGTCTTGTATGGTAGGCGTTGATTCTAATTTGTTTAAAATGTTTGTAAATAATAAAGATGTTTGTAGCCTAGCAATATTAGTTAAAGATGGTAAGTTATTAGCTAGAGCTTTAGTATTTAAACTAAATGGTATTAATACTATAAGTGATGAACTTGGGGATGTAGAATATTATATGGATAGAAGATATTATTTCACTGATTCAGATGGTGATAAGTTAGTTAAATATGCTAAGGATAATGGTTGGGGTTACAGAACTCACAATAGTATTAAAAACATGGATTTAATGAACTATGGTGATAAGACATATAGAGTTAATATGAACATAAAGTTAGAAGGTGATTATAATGCTTATCCATTTATGGATACTTTCAGAAATTACGATAAGGAAAGAAAAATTTTATATAACAATAATGTAGAATATGAGGGATACTATCTACTTGATAGCACATGTGGTGGATATAACACTAGAGGTGGTGATTTGGACCTTTAAACTGCTCAACAACCCTAACATAGTTATGTAGTATGCTATTTATATTATGAGCACCAACTGTGTTGTCAGAATGTACATACCATTTAGGCATTTTTAAACTATTATCTAAACATATCTCTATTAAATAATTGGCAGCATCTTTACCAGTGTATTCTTTACTATCTTTATATGAAGCTATGTCGTGATCAAATGATATAAGTGTTATATTTTCTATATTATCATCTAAGAATTTAATGAAAGAAAAATAATCTCTTATTATAATCCATTTATTAGAATCAGAATATTCATTACCTAATCCTTTAGTTTTATTATGTGACATATTTGGTTCTCTTATATCATCTAAGAATATATTCATATTTTATATGAGTTTAAAAAGTATTTTTCATTTTCTGTTAGATTATCAATTCCTACGCTAGATATCCTATCTAATACAAAGTCTATATCTAATTTTCCAAGAACCCATTCATTTAGGCAAATAATGAAGTCTTCAAAGTCTTCACAATTTTCCTTATCGATGTTATGTCTTAAGTTATCTTCTAGATTAACAGTTGAATTTAATATTCTATCGGAAAAATCTTTAACATATATATTTATTTTGTTTTTATCTATAACACCCACGTAAGTTCTCATCTCTACCTCAGTAGTTATTAAATAACATACATAGTTACCTTCTTCGTGAAAATAGAAATATGCCTCAGCCTCTAACTCTTCAACATCATCTAGGTCTTCATCAGAGAAATACATAAATAGGTCATCTAACTCTTCATCAGTAACATCAAACTTAATTTTATATATACGATCCATATACTATATATTCAAATATAACAGTTTAGTTTGAATTATATGTTGTTTTTTGTGTTAATTTTTTTTGTTGCTTATTAACAACAAAAAGTGCTAAAATGTTGCTTATTAACAACATTTAGTTTTAACTATAATTTTTGTCGAAGATGTCCGATTCGAACAGCAATTCGATGTCCCAAACATCGTGTGTTACCAGATTACACTACACCCTCGCTATACTTGTTGCCCCAGTAGGGTTCGAACCTACAATCTCCTGGACCAAAGCCAGACGTGTTAACCAATTACACTATAGAGCATTTTTGCAGTCCATAGGGGATTCGAACCCCTATCTTCCGAGAGACAGTCGGAAATGATAACCTTTACACTAATGGACTATTAAAAATTTGTCGAGAAGACAGGAATCGAACCTGCTAACTGATGCCTCCAATGCACCCGTGCTTATAACCTTAGTCACTTCTCGATTAACTTGTTACCCCAGCAGGGTTCGAACCTGCAATCTTCTGGACCAAAACCAGATGTGTTAGCCAATTACACTATGGGGCAATTTAATATTAGCAGCTCTGATGGGAATCGAACCCACTCCGTTACGTGAGACAGACGTACATCTTAACCATTTGACCTCAGAGCTATATAAACAAAAAAAACTCGGTTAATCTAAAAGACTAACCGAGTTTTTGTTTTTATTATTTAAATATCAACTTAAATTTAAAACATAGTTAGCACCTTTCGTATCAGAATCCTGATCGATATCAACTTGGGGTTGAGGGTTAACTACTATGTTTAAGTTTAAATTTTTCATTATGTTTTATATATTAACTTTTATTTCTCTCTATGGTTATTTATAGACTTTTTTTTATAAAAGTTTAGAATTATATTATTTCTATGCAAATATAATATAAATAAATGGTTTATACAAGGTTTTTTTTAAATTAAAATAATCTTTTTTAATATATAGAGTTATGGTAAATATAAACTCAGATTTTGAGAAAGGAATAATAACTATATCAGATGAATATGACGTGATGGCAACTGGTGTTGAAGATGAAACTCCTTATCTAAATTCTATCAATGATGAATACATATTATCTTTTGATAAGTTAGATAATGTGGAAAAGTTCAAAAGATTTACATACGATAGTTTAGGTCTTAAACAAGATAGATTTCTCTTACAATATTATAGAGTTTCCAGAGATGGTAACACATGGTCTGAGTGGTTAGACTTAAATATTAATATAACCAACTTCCCAGTTGTTGATACACTAGATAGTATGTACCTTGAAATTAAATGGGTGAGAAAGGGAACTTCTGAAATAGGTAGTATAAGAATACTAGAATATAAATTAGAAGGTATTATAGATAGACAAGAAATACAATTCAATGGTGAACAAGCATTTTATATAGAGCCAGGTGATTCTAAGATAGTAAAAGCACCTTTCATATATAAAGTTTTTAAATTAGAAGATATACAAATCATTAATATAACTAGTTTAGATGACATAAGTATAAAGTATAGATTCTCACAAGATAACTCTAGAACTTGGACTGAATGGGAACCATTGACTAAAGAAAATATAACAACCAAAAGGATAAACCCTATACGTTTCTTTGAAATAGAATATCTTATTGATAACAAATCGGGATCAGTGTCTAGGTTTCAAGACATAAATTTAGTAGGAGATTTTCAAAATGTTAAGGAAGATTATAAAAAGAGTAATCTATTTGGGATAAGAGAATGTTGTAAATCCAACCAGATAGGCTATATAAACAGTGAAGGTAAGTATATAATGAATGATAATTTAAACACAACAGGTAACAACTGTGAAGGTGAGAATGATGCATTTAAACCAATGACAGATACAGACAAGGCTCAGTTATATAATCCTTATGAACAAACACAAGCTACTCAACTATATGAAAAATTAAGTACAGACTCTGAACAAGTACTAGGACATAAAGTAACTTATTATGCAACTGATCCAGATGCCAATGGTCAAGACCACACACTTAATGAATATCAATTATATAATGTTGTGTGTGAGGGAGATTTAAAAATATCTATTGATGGTAATAATTTTCCAGACTCACAGATTAAGATGAACATATTCGATTTAGGATTATTTGATTCAATGGAAGCACATATAACAAAGAAACAATTTAAGGAAATGTTTGGTGTCCAGAGAAGACCTTCTAAAGAAGATTTTATACATTTTTGTCAAGTTAATAGAATGTATCAAGTTGACCATGCTCAACAGTTTAGAAATTTTAATAATGCGGCTGTTTATTATAAACTTATTCTCAAAAAATATTCTCAAAAATCAAATGTTCAGACAGATATTCCAGAAATTTCTAATAGCATTAGTGAGTTAACAAAGAATACTACTATTGATGAACTATTTGGAAAGGAGATAGAACAAGATAAGAAGTCAATTGCTAATAAGAAGGAACAACAACCTTTATCTAGAGATCCTATTAGACTTGAGTATTTTTCTGAAGTTGATAAAGAACTTATTGAAAACTCAACAACCATAATATCTAAATATTGTTATGATTTATCAACAGTAGAATATAATGGTTTGGCAGTTCAATACAAGAACTTTAATTCTATACTTGATGTATCTGACAACATATCATTACAAGTTTGGTTTAGTATAAATAACTACATAAAAGATGAAGTTTATAAATTTATGGACGTTTATGACAATGGGATTAATAAAGGATGGAAGTCTAGTCTAAAGAATGATAGCATTACAGTTACTATGAATGAAGAAGAATATATATTTGAGTTAAATGATGGGGAAAGTGATGCATTAGAGGAAGATACTTGGTATTGTTATGTGCTAAATTTAAACCAACGTCAAAGGTATATTGAAAATTATATATATAAGAGAAATGTAGATATAGAAGATGATGCAAAAATGCTTAATAGTACAATTTTGAGAAAAGAGTATTATAATAAACAAGACATAGAACCTATTCAGTATAATATTGATAAAAATCCTAAGATATTAGCATCTGATATGAAGGTTACTAACATAAGACTTTTTAGTGATGTTATCCCAGAGGAAGCTCATAATAAAGTATTGAATCAATATATATTGGGTGATGACTCTAAATATTTAATATTTGGTGATAATGCCAATGATAAAATTTATCTAAAGAATTTTCCATTAAACGAAAATTTCTAAAAAAAAAAGAATAATAATGAAACATTTAAAAAAGTTTAATGAGGCAATAATAGATTGGAAGTCTGATAATTTAGAAAAGTTTATAAAAGAGGTCGAGGCTGAGTGGAGTATTAGTGTTGATGAATTACAAAGAATTGGTGCAAAAAATGATATAGAGGTTGTTTATTACAGAACATTCTATGATGAATTACCAACTGATAAAATGAGGGAAGATGCACCACCAAATGGTATGAAAGTATTTGGTTTATTAAACCCAGTTACTAAAAAGCCTAGATTGGTTCTTGCTAATAATGTAAGATATCTTGAGAGTAATGATATCAGTTTTGCTATCCACGTATTAAAGCATGAAAATATACATTTAAAACAAGGTTTGAGACGACCAGCTGATTTAAATTTTGAATTTTTAGGAAACATTTCAGATCAAAAGGCTTATTTTTCGAATAAAGATGAGGTAATGGCTTTTTCACAATCTATAACAGACCTAATAATGGAAAGAAATCCAAATGATATAAAAGATGCATTTTCTAAATTAAAAAGTATTGGTCTATGGATGGGAATATCAAGGGCGGTGAGTGATGATATTAAGAAAAGGTATAAAAAATACATTTATCTTTATTTAGAAAAAGAGTTTGAAGAAATAAATGGTAAATAAAAATTAATATATAAGAGTATGATAAAAAAATATAAAGACTTTAACAATAAAAAAGTGAGCGAAGCAGTAACTGCAAAAGCTAAAAAGACAGAGATATTTGGTATTGATAGAAAACCATCTAATGTTATGTCTAGAGAAGAGCAAGATTTCTATGACTACTATACTAGAAAGAAATTTAGAGGTATGTCAAAATATGAACTTAATAGCAAAGTATTCGATTTAGCACAGAAAAATGATGATTTAGCAGTATTAGCACAGTTCTGTTTACAAATAGAAAGAGAGAGTATTGCAGGGGATGATTACATTGCTAAGGAAATAGATAAAGGGATAGAAGATGTTATTCCTGTAGTAACAGATAATACTGGTGATGCTGGTAAAGATTTGGATGATATATCTTTAGATGATATAGATGAGATAAGGGATGATATAGAAAGTCTTAAAAATAAATAAAACAAATAATATAAAAAAGAGGGGATATAATTAATTATATCCCCTCTTTTTTTGTACCGCTAGTTGGACTTGAACCAACAATAAGATTTCTCTAACTTGGATATGAGCCAAGCACAATTACCACATCTGTTCATAGCGATTTAGTACACCAGGTGGGATTTGAACCCACGTTGTTCACCTCAAAGGGTATCAGATTTTAAGTCTGATGCGTTTCATCCACTTCGCCACTAGTGCATTTTTTCAGAGCTGACAGAGGGCTTCGAACCCACAACCTTTTGATTACAAATCAAATGCTCTACCAATTGAGCTATGTCAGCATATTAGAGTACCTAGAGGGATTCAAACCCCCGTACGATGGGTTGCAGCCACCTACCTAAATCACTCGGTCATAGGTACATTTTGTAGTTCTGGTTGGATTCGAACCAACGACTTCTTCCTTGTAAGGGAAGCATTCTGAACCCCTGAATTACAGAACTTTTTATTTGTACCCTAGATAGGACTCGAACCTATATTTTCAGCTTCCAATTACCCTTAATTGTTTAGAAGACAATCGGGACTACTAAGGCATTTATTTTGTACCAGTGGTCGGACTCGAACCGACAATGTTTACCTCTTGGGTACTAGTTCCTAAGACTAGCGTGTTTCATCCAATTTCACCACACTGGCATTTATTCGTATCGGAGAAGGGACTCGAACCCTCACGGACATCACTGCCCACTGGAGCTTAAACCCAGCGTGTCTGCCATTCCACCACTCCGACAAGTGTCATAAAAGTCGGCACAGTAGGACTCGAACCTACGTTTTCAACTTACCAACTACAGTTCTCCAAGGTATCAGCTTGGGCTGGTATATGCCGATTATTTGCTCCTCGTGGTGGATTCGAACCACCGACCTTTCGTTTAACAGACGAGAGCTTCTGACCACTGAGCTAACGAGGATTGTAATATATGTACTAATGATGAGATTTGAACTCATATAATCATTTCTGATTAAAGGATTTTGAATCCCTCGTGTCTACCATTCCACCACACTAGCATAAAACAAAAAAACCCCTAGAATTTTCATTTCTAGGGGTTTTAGTTATTTGTATTTTTTATTTCACTATGTCATAAGATGAAATTTATTAAATACACTAGAACCCCTAGATGGTCTATTACATAACATAATATTCACCACATTGAGCGTTAAGTTTCTATTTGTATTTAGGTTTAAATTTTTCATCACTATTATATATTAAATTTTATTTCTTCCTTTGGTTATTTATATTCTTTTTTTTACTAAAAGTTTAAATTATTTTAGGTTCTGTGCAAATATATAACTAATATTTGTTTCTCACAAGTGTTTTTTAAAAAGATTTAAATTTATTTTCATATGAGTTCTAATTCAACTTCACTATCATGACTAAACGTATAGTATTGGTCATGGTTTAAGTTTATATCAATCCCACTTTCGATAGTATCTATACGCCTATCGGATTTATCGCTTACATCTAGTCGCTTAACAACACTATCATTGTCATAATCCTTAATCTCGATATACTTAAAAAGAGGTACATTAGTATCTATAATAGAATTATTGTCTTTATTCATTGTTTTATTATTATTATTGTGTAAATATAGAAGCTAATAGCCAAAAAATTTATAAAAACATTTAACTAGTCTTGCGATTCACTTTGTTCCTTTGTCCATTGTGTAAAATGTAGCATATATGCTGGCTCAAATCCGTTTGTTTTAAGTGGGTGGTCGCTATTCATTATTACATCAATCGCACTTTTTGGTAGTATTTTAGCCTTTTGGTCATCATTTAATTTGCTATCCAAGTACTTGTGAAATTCAATTCCGATTTCATCAATATCCTCATTGCTTATTTCGCCAATCTCAGAGAAGTTCTTTCTGATGAAGTATCTAAATGTATCTTTCATAATTTAAAAGTTGTTTGTTATTAATTTGGTCTGTAATTTCTTATGTCTTGCCAATCTCCAGTTCTCTAAATACACCATATCCTTTTTAGTCCTCCAAGAGTAACCACTTTGAAACCCAGTATTAATATTAATTAAGCCAAGGTTTTTAATAAGTTCAGTTGCTTGTTCACATGATATCGTTAGCTTTATCTCGGTATTTTGAGAGTCTTTTCTAATATATTTGACTATTTTCCAAGAATTGTCTACTTTCCACTCAGCAAGCATCCATAAATGATTCCACTTGTCTGTGACTAAGTCAATATCTATATCGTTAATACCAGTATATTTGAATGTTCCTTTTGTTATTTTCATTTTAATACGTGCGTTTATTAATTAAATAATTTTCTTCTGCTAGTATTCTTAGGTTGTGTTTCAAATCAGATAAATTACAATCAATTACTTTACCAAACTTTGCACCACCTATTCTACATCCAAACTTTAGATTACCAAAGTATGCAGTTCTAAGTGTTGTATTTATGTACAAGGTATACATTTTTCTAATTAACATAGTTCATTTTATTAAATGTATATAACAGTTTTAGTGAACCCACTACTACCATCTTCGATAGATTCTATTTTGCCGTATTCAGACTCTATATAACTAGTCTGCTCAGGGCTTAATTCTTTATTTTTGATAGCGAAGCTTATTAGCCTATTTTCTGTAGCTACTAGGAAAACATTTAGAACTACTGACAATATCCCATTAGTTTCTTTTTTATTAGATTCCATAGTTTTATATTTATTACATTTATTTTTTGGAAGTTTTCCAACCGTTCTTTTTATCAAATATAATTATAGTTCCTCTTTTTACAGAATCTTTAAAAGTTTGTTTATCTGGGTCATCACAACTACATTTATTAGTGTGTCCACAATAACATAATTTTTCACCATGTCTATCTTTTGATTCTTCTCTTATTTTTAGCCAGTAGTAGTGAGCAAGGTTAGTAATTGATAAATTTCTAAACCATTTTTTAAGATTTTTCATAATAACTTCTTTGTTTGTTCATAATACTATTATCTGTAGTAAATTATATGATACAAACATACTGAATATATTTCGAATTATTAAAGTATTTATGAAATATTTTATTAAATTTATTCCTTTTTCTTATTTCTCCATCCTTCTAAATCACGCTCAATGAACTTTCTAATCCTTTTTGATATGTTTATTGAGTTCTCATCACACATTTCGTGATATTCTTCTAATAATTTTGGTGGTATTCTAAATGAAAACATTTTATTCTTTGTACCCATGATTTTTTATATTTTATTATATATATAAAAGTATATATCTCCCCTGTTGTATATATCAAATAAAAAGGTTATATTTGTTTAATATATATGACAACTATGAAAACTAAAAAAGAAACAAAGCTAAGAAAGGCTCTATTATTTATGATAGAGGCACACGATGGACAGTTTAGAAAATTTTCTGGCAAAGAATATGCATGGCACCCAATTGCAGTAAGCAAAATAGTTAGGGAGGTCAAGGTGAGTAAAAATAAGGAGCTAATTTGTATTGCGGCATTACTTCACGACACTGTTGAAGATTGTGATGTTACTATTAGTAATATAGAAGAAGAGTTTGGAAAAATGGTCAGTAGTATAGTAGAAGAACTTACATCTGATAATAACAAAATAGAGAAGGTAGGTAAATCAGAGTATTTATTAGATAAAATGCTAAATATGACTAGTTATGCTCTTGTTATAAAGTTAGCTGATAGATTACACAATTGCTCAGATTTAGAACAAGGTAGTGATAAATTTGTCAGCAAGTATGTGACAGAAACTAGATTTATTTTAGATGGTTTAGTATCAAGGAATCTATCACAAACACACAATGAATTGATGTCTTTGATAGATTCTAAGATAAGTCCATTTGAGAATAACTAGTCATTAGAATCATCTAATAATTTCCTTAGCTTTCTTGTCCTGATATGAAAGTCATTGTAAAGAGTTTTCTCTTTTAAAAGCCTATCTATTTTTTTATCAATTTCAACTAATCCATAGTCTATATTTATCTTGTGCACATCATGTGAATCTGCTTCAATGGTATCATTTTCTAGATTAAATTTAAATTTAATTTTTAAATCTTTTACAAGCGTTTTAGAAAATTTACTAGAATCAATGTCTTTAAAGTTACTATCCTTTATTATTCTTATAAGCAATTTCTCTTTAGTGTTTAAATCTCCTTCACCAGTTACCATCATTATGCTATTACTTGCAATACCAATTATTTCTACAAGTGAACCATAGTAATGGACTGAACGACCATTATCATAATGTGATGTAAATAAAAATAAATCTCCTTTTGTGATTTTTTCTCCCATATCTAATGTTTATAATGTTTATATAGTTTAATCCCAGCATCAATTGATGATGAAACATCTGATTCGCAGTATTTTACAACTGAATCTAAATTACCAGACCAGTATGCTTTATGGACTTTAGAACCATCTAGTTCATTCTTAGGGGATTCCACACCTAATTCATAACACATTTCATCAAAGGTATGTGATAATAAGTAACCAGTTTTCCAATCATCAGACATATCAGCTACTCTCATCTCCCATGGTTTCTTATCATATACATATATCATATCAACTGGCTCTATACCATATTTATGTAATTTGTGTAATATCCAAGGAATATCAAAATGTTTTATCCTGAATCCACATAAATGAAAAGCTTTTTTTTCTATGTATTTTAGAGATTCATTGAACTTATTGACTAAATCCTTTTCATTATCAGAGTATAACGATTTTATTCTTTTTTCTCCGTTAACGGTAAATCCAAATGATATACATATTATCTTACCATATGTTGATATTATCCCACCATTTTCAATGTATGCTTGCTCTATACTCCCACACTTTTCTATCCAATTCATTTTTTTGCATTTGGCTTCAAATAAAGCTGATCCCCTCTCATCGTTTTCCTTAAATGATTCGAAGTTTTCATACTCACTTGTGGTTTCTATATCAAAATGTAATAACTCTACCATAGTTTCTTTATTAATATATACATACCTATGGAAAAGTTTATATAAAAAGGATACTTTAACATTTGTATCTGTTTACTATGTAAATATTTAATATATAAGTAAATAAATAAATTATAATGATACATCTTAAAAAGTTTTTAGAACAGAATGAAGAAACAGAGGAGGTAAATGATAACTCTCAGCTAATAGATGATGTTAATAGCTGTATAGAGTTACTAAATAAGTCAATGGAAAAGACTAAAGTTAAAGCCTTTTCAGTAGACCTAGGAGAGTTTATTAAGATATGTGAAGCTTTTGTGTATGCACTTGAGAATAAATCACACCATCTCTCTAATATATCGGATTTGGTATTTGAAAGTTCTGTTTATTGTGCTGATAGGTGTTTAGAGTTTAAACACGAAGAAACTGCAAAGGCTTGTATAGCACTATCAGAAACAGCAGAAGATATTGTGGAATAAACTACCACTTACCCTCTTCTAATAATCCTTTGTGTGTTTCTAGTTCTTCTCTAGTACATACCCAATGATTCCAGTTATTTTTCAATTTACGATGGTCATAATTAAGTGCAGATCCATTATTTCTACTTATATGTGACATTATAGATTCTGTCACAATACTAAAGTTTCTGTATTGGTTTTCACCACAGCCACAACCAGTAGAAGATCCATTATTAAATTCCCATATAAGTGGCTTTAAATCACAAATTGGACAATTCAACCAATGCTCAACGTCTTTTGGTATTTTGTATGCTGATATACATTTATATCTATTATTAACTATATCAATTTTAATACCTCTTATAATGTCTTTAATATTTGTATCCATGCTTTCCATAGTGTATTAATTATTTTAAATTTAATTCTTTTAAGTGAGTTAGTTCAACATTTCTTAGCCCTAGGTTATTTCTATAGTAGTATCTTGATGTAAGACTTGTGTTTATCCTAAATGGTTTTGTAGTTGGTATTATATTAACAAAGTCAGTCGAACTAATTTTGTTAATAATAAATTGAAAATTTTTGTAGTTATTCTCACTAACTAGGTTTATACACTTCCTTGCACTTTCTGAACTTCTAAAAAATAAGGCAAAGTATATATTATTTTGGGGTTCGATATATCCCCTAGGTCCATTATAGTAAAGGGTCTCTAATGTTTCTGTTTGATGAGACAACACTTGAGCAATCCTTAATCTTCTATATTGTACAAGTGTGTACATTTCTATATAATATAGATATCTAATTCGTGTCTTATTTTGATTATTCATTAATGTTGTCTATTTCCCTACACTTTAATGTTTCCATATATGCTTTCTCATCACGCACAATGCCTATATTAATTATGTATAATCCCATATCCCATTTTGAACACTCTGGTACTTTTAGCGGTATTAATTTTATAAACTCTAATCTATTAATTTCGATTATTTCCATAGTTAGATTCTTTTTATCACACATTTCTTTCATAGCAGCCTTTTGGTTGATAGCACTTTGTTTCTTCTTCCAAAAGCTAGAAAGATATATATTCTTTATAGAAGTATTTCTACTTAGTGTACTAAAATAGGTGGGTCTTATGTTATTATCTAATCCCATTACTTTATTTAGTTTTTTACTCCTAAGTGCTGCTATATCATATACTTCAATGTAGAAAAATGTATTTAATCTATAACGTTTTCTTTTCTTTTTAAGTTCTGCCATAACTAATTACATATATCTATTTAATTCCTAATTTTTTTAATCTGTTTTTTCTAATTTCACTAATTGGAGTTAGCTTTATCTCTCTCATTTCGTACCTTATGCCATTTTGTGAAATTACATATGAATCTATAGGATAATAAGCTTTATTTATAAATTCTTGTATAGTTAAACCTACTGGTTCAACGAGTTTTATTATCTTATCAAATTTAGGATTCTTATCATATCCAGACATGTATACAAAATGCATACCAATAAGGCTATCTTCTTTATTAAATTTCATCTATGAATACAATTTGTCTAGTTTGACAGATCGATTATGTGTCTTTATAATGGATTTTTCTTCACCATCTAACCATTCTGATTCTGATTCTAAATCATTAATGATTAGATTATTTATTTCTTTATTAAATTTGTATCTATATAAATCATCACCTTCTTGTGATCCATATAAGCTTGGTCTCAATAATACTTTCAATTCATTTGTCATCGTTGAAATAAGATTATATTGTTTAATTATATAGTCTTTAAATATTAAATCAATTGGTAGCAATTCAAACATATTATATTGCCATAATGATTGAATATATGTCTTTTTTCTTGTAGTTTGTTTTCTTATTAAATCAAAAAACTCTTTCGAAATTTCTTCTGTAATATCAGCTTCTGCCATACTTTCAATATATGATATTCTTTCTGATATGTTTGTTATGTTATAATCATCAATACCATCTAAAATACTTTTTATGTAAGCACCTCTAGTATATTCTTCGGGGTTGTCAATATTTATATCTAGGCTTCCATTGTCTATGTAGTCAATGACTTCTGTTCTAAAAAAAGATATGAACAAATTGTCAATTATGTCTGTGTTTTTAACCTCTTCATCATAAGTTCTACTACTAGAATGTATTAGATTAAGTAATTCATATATATTTATGTTAAAGAATTTTTCTAACATTTCTACATTTATGTCATTTTCTATATGTCTTAATCTTCCATAGCTATCATATCGACCATTTATTGGAAACCCAAATGGTGAGAAGAACTCTTGTGTACCACTTTCTGATACAATTATGTTCTTATGTGAATTGAAATTTTCACTTCCACCAGGGACTAATATCTGAATACTTGCTCTATCGCCGTCACTTATGACTGTATTAGATATTGAACATATTATATTAAAACTACCCATTTTTACATTTTTTATGATGAATAAAATCCTTGATACCGATGTATAAGGTCAAGATGCCTACTAATGCCCAAACTATTGTAAAATATGGACTGTGTAGTAAATCTGAAAATAAACCACTGTGATTTGTTGGTGTGTCTTGTAGTTCTATAGATGCCTTTACAAGCATAAAAGATTGAACAAATTGAAATATATGAAGGCTAGCATGTAGTATGTTAAGTACGCCAAGTCCTATTATAATAAATGATTTCTTAAAAGTTTTCATATTATTTTTTTACAAATATACAAATAAAAAATATTATACAAGTATTTTATGGTATTTAATTAATCTACTTCATAATCCCAAAAATCAATACCTATTGTAACTTCTTCTTGATAGCTATTTCTTAGCTTATCTAGCAGATGTTCTTTAATATCATTTTTAAAATCAGATACATTATTTTCTATTTGTAATTCGTTCAACCTATTATAGTCATTGCAAGAATTAATCTTTACTTTAACTTTAAGTGTTACCTCGATTTCCTTATCTATTTTATAGTTTCTATTTGACATTATTTTGTTTTAACTATCAACAAATTCTTGTTTGATTATTTTTATTATCTTCTCAATAGTCACATCCTCTAAATCTGTCATATTTACAAGTTCACTAAAACCATAAGATAGTAATGATTTAGCAGTATCTATACCAGCTTTTTTAAATTCATTTATTACCCATAAATCAACTTCATCAGAAAATTCCATAAGATCTATATCTTCCTCTGTAGCTTGCTCATCATTTATAAGATTTATTTCTAGACCAGTAAGTAAGCTAGTTAATCTTATATTAGAACCTTTCTTACCAATAGCCTTACCAATATCTTCACCATTTAAATGAACGTCAGCTTTACCATCTTCTACCTTTATAAATTTAACAACGGCTGGTTTTAACGACCTAGTTATATATAAATCCATATTATTTGTGTAGCTTATGATATCTATACTCTCACCATTTAGCTCTCTAGTAACTGCCATTATTCGACTTCCTCTACTACCAACACAAGTTCCAACAGGATCAATTCTATCATCATATGTTTCCACTGCTACCTTAGCTTTAATACCAGGTACTCTAACTATGTTCTTTATATTTATTAGACCATCGAATATTTCAGGTATTTCTTGTTCCATTATTCTTTCTAGAAACTTACTTGATGTTCTTGATGCAATAATGTATGGCTTATTGTTTCTAATTTCAGCTTCTTCTACCACAAATGATATTGTATCACCTTTTCTGTAAAACTCACCAGGTATCTGATTATCTTTTGGTAAACAAATTTCAATACCCTCATCATCTAGTAATATAACCATATTTCTTTTTATGTGATGGACTTCGGCATTGAAAATATATCCAATCATATCTTCAAACTTCTCTATTGTTGATTTATTTTCGTAGTCTTTTATTCTAGCCTTTAGATTCTGTCTTAAACTTAATATAGATCTTCTTCCTAATTCTGATATTTTGAATTCTTGTGGATATTCTTCCCCTATTTCAAAATCTGACTCCACCTTAAGAACTTCTGAAATTTCTATTTCAGTATTGTGGTTTTCAACCTCGCCATCTTGTACAACGATTTTGTTTTGCCATATTTCTAAATCTCCGTTATCTGGGTTTAGAATTATATCAAAGTTTTCATCTGTATCATATTTTTTTCTAAACTCAAATCTAAAAACAGAGTCTAGGATTTCCATTATCTCTATTTTATTAATCATTTTGTCTGACTTAAGCTCAGTAAATGAATCTATAATTGATGTGTTATTCATATATTTAATTTATTATTTTTTATTTTCTATTTTCTAGTATATGCTTTTATTAAAATTGATTGTTTGTGATATTAGAAGTTTATCATAAGTAGCACTTACACACTTATACTTACAAACAGATAATAAGTTGTATTTTTTATATAATTAATACTACTCATCTCATAATTAAATTAATAACCTACTCTGCACAACAATGTATAAAATTACCTAATTTTTAAAGTCCCTTATTTAATAGATATTTGGGACATTATCATAGTCTATTTTTCTGTTTTTACACTTTTTCTAGTATTTAAATCCACTTTAAATATTTCTCCACACTTACAAGTATGGGGTGAATGTCTGTTTACGCCTACTAGTATATCATATGGGCAGTTTTCTAAATCAACTACTTCTAAAAAACCATCACCACTCTTACTTTGAAAATCTTTCTTCTCACCACATGAAGGGCAAGGTACTTTTACTGTATCGTATAGTCCCATAATTTATTTTTAAATAATTATCATTTCATAATCAGAATTAAGTAAAGCACTATTATCACCATCATCGTTGTGAACTAATTAATTTTTTTTTCATAATTGAATTACCACTTTCTTCCCCAATTATCTCATAGTCTAAGATTTCATACCAATTGTCCAAATTAAAACCTTTCTTCTGTGATTCGCCACTATCACTTTCTAATATTATGCATTTAGTGTTATAATAATAACAATTCTGTTCAAAATCAAAATATAGTTCATCACCATATCCCTTTCCTCTATATTTTAATTCTACATTTATATTGTTTAAAAATGCTACAGGTAGTTCAATTTGATTAAGATATGAATTGTAGTCAATACCTCGTTTTGAGAACTAATTCTTGACTTTTTCTATATCAGAATGAATAATACCTTCATAAGAGCCATATTTTTCACTTTCAGATAAAAAATGACTTTCATTACTATTATTCTCATTAAGATATCCTCTCATTGTGGTTGCTATAGTCTTTCTTAATTTCATTGTTTTTCTCTTATATATAAATATCAGTCATTCAATAACATTTGAATATTTAAGTATCTTTTGTTTTCTTTCTTCATCATCCATTGATCCTTACAACTATTTATTGATGGGTGTAAACCATTATATTCTTCTTTGTTTATCTTATTTTCATCAATATAAGGAATAATTTTATTAACTACAGACGTTATATTAGCTTCCCTTAGTGGAACTGAATTTAATTCTAGAATTATATAATATATTGATGTTGTATTTTTATCAGTAACACCCCATATTTTAGTCCAAGTATCCAACTTAACACTTTTGGTTATATTATTATTTTCAATATCAGTTCCTATATGGAGTATCCACTTTTCTCTAAGATAGCTTGGTGATAGATGTAATATATCAATACCACATTCAGTGCTAATATTGAAATAAAAGTTAATTATATTATTTGTTTGAATTGTGGTCATATAGATTTGTATTATTAAGTGATTAGTGTTGTTAATTCATCTAAAAACATGCAACATCATGATATATAGTAAAATAATATTATAATTTTTCTTTCTTTTAGAATTCTTACTATGCAAATATATACTAATTAAATTACTCTTAAAGACTTTATCCAATTTTTAACATTAAAAGATGGACATGCTTTTGATGAAAATTCATTATGTCCATGAAATGTTATTCTAGGTAATTTATGCTTAAAAGCTCTATAAATGGTTTCATAGACATCCTTTTGCTTTTTAGTTCTATTATCCAATGCTCTACCATTTCGGTCAACACCACCAATATATGATATATTTATAGTAGTAGAATTGATACCACGAACACCATTAGAGACTCTGTTAAAGTCTAGTAGTTGATTCCAAGTTCCATCTGGCCTAACAATTATATGATAACCTGGTGAACGCCACCCAAGTGTATTCTTCCAATAATTCACAATGGCAGATACAGTAGCTTTTTGAGATGTTGCAGTACAATGGAAAACAAGCCTTTTTATATTCCTAGTAATATCACTAGATTCTATTAGGTTTATAAGTTCCCTTGTACTAGGGGACAAAGGTTGTGTTTCCTCAATATCTTCTACACAGAACATACACTCTGGATCAGATACAGAATCTTCTTCGTTTAGATCAACATCGTAAATTGGTCTTATTCTATTCTTATCGTTTTTTACTAAAACAGACCAAGTATTAGGACCAACTATACCATCTACGCTTAATCCATTATCTCTTTGAAAATTCTTCAAAGCTTTCAAAGTGTTAGGACCAAATATACCATCAGGTTTTAGTCCTAACAAGTTTTGCAAATCCTTAACTTTTTCTCCTCTACTTCTAAATCTTATAATCATAATAATATGTACATTTTCTCTATATATATATTATTAATATGTTTCTAAGAAATCTCCATTAATGAATCACCACCATAAACTATCACATCTACTGAATTTGTTAGCTTAGAAATCGGTGACATGTCCACAATATCAACAACTCACCTATCTATAGTGAAGCTTTGATATTTTCTAGCCTGATGATTTTTAGACAACTTCTCCAATTCATCTGATGCAAATTTAGTAATTACTCCTCTCTCTATCTATCTCGCACTCAAATCTTCTATAATTATTGTTTTTTTTAATTAACCTGTGGAGGATATCGGATTTGAACCGATGTATGACACAGCTTGCAAAGCTATCGCTTACGACCAGACTGAGCTAATCCCCCATTAATGAGCAAATGATAGGATTCGAACCTACAACTTTCTGAATGGAAATCAGACACTCTAGCCAATTGAGCTACATTTGCATTTTATATCGAGCAGGTAATCGGGATCAAACCGATTCTATTCTAGCTTGGAAGGCTAGTGCACCATCACTTATGCGTTACCTGCTTATTTTGTTGGTATGATGGGTATCGAACCCACTATCTCATGGATATAAGCCATGTGCTTTTACCATCTAAGCTACATACCAATTTATAATAAAATAAAAAACCCAGTCATTTCTGACTGGGTTTATGATAATTTATAATTAAATTAATTACATAACAATTCCCAGCCAATGAGTTTTCCCTTTGCCTATCGCTATTATTGCTATGTTATTAATTGTTCTCATAATTGTTATATTACACTATATATTAAAAGTTTACTCTCCCTCTTAAATTAATCTGTATTTTCTAAAATTTTAATCTGTATCTCAGTTCCTTCATAATCAAATCCTCTCTGATAGGTAGGATTCAGATAGTCTTCAAAGCTATTAAAAGATACTTCTCTAAATATCCCTTTATGGTAAGTTTTCAGTCTTGGTCGATTACCTCGATGTAACAAATCATGTTTTATGTCGAATTCGCCAATTCCTTCTATCTCTATTTTTAAAACCATAATAATTTATTTTTGTAATTCAATTTCTTTCAATATCCTTTTCGGATAAAAAAACGAAAAATGTGTCTTAGCTTGCTCAACATTGTAGGCTTTAAATACACATTCATGTATTTTTTTACCAGTTCTATAAACATATACACACTTAAAATCTTGTATTGTGTTTTTTTCCATTTAAAAGCTTTTTAAAATTAAATAATAGGCAAATATAAGCATTATATTATTATAATCCTATTTTAAACAATATTAAAACTAGTACTCCGTGGGAGAATTGAACTCCCGTTACCAAGTTGAAAGCCTGGGGTCCTAGTCCACTAGACGAACGGAGCATGTACTAAGTGGGCGTAGTGGGACTCGAACCCACAATACCTTTCGGAAT